CCCCGTGTCAATTGGTGCATATTGCTTTGGGCCTTCTGCGATGCGGTCTGTTTTTCAAGAACCCAATCTGCTTTAAATGACTGCCAATTTCGGACAATAGTTTCTTTCAATGCGTCTTCAAGTGTCCACCCGGCTTTATTGGTTTCTTCAATAATCTTGTCAATCACCAACTGGGTGACTTTGGCTCTCTTGGATTTTCGGTGTGAAACAAATTCCTGCCAAACGGATTCTGAAACGCCGTCAGGCGTTGCCACGGTAGTGGCTGTATTCTTTATTGGTTTATGGTTATTGGTTATTGGTTCTTGGTTAGGGTTATGTTTGGAAACCTTTTGGGTTTCTTGTGGGTTTGTTTTAGGTCTGCCTCCAAGTTTGCCAACCTGCCTGTTTCTCTCGGCTTTGGCCTGATAAGCCTCAATTGTTTCGTCACACCGTTTGTGAAACCAGCAATCGTTTTCTATGTCAAACATAAAAAATTCTTCCAAAACAATTTGAACAGCATTGATGTGTTTAACCATTCGGATGCGTCTAGCAACCTCGTGGGTTTTGTTTGGGATTGGTTTTTCCTGCGTGTAATACAGGTCAAGAAGTCGGCGAAAAGCCAAATCCTCGTCATTGCTTAAATGGGCAGTGTCGTGAAGGTAATCACTCACATGAAATGAATAATAGTGCATTTTTTTACTCCGCATACTCCCTGAAAGAAACAAGCGGCAGGGGGGGAGTACCCTTTTCGGTTTGGAGATCAAGCCAAACCTAGCCGTGTTTCAAAACATTATGCCTTAAACCACTCAGGCTTCAAAATCATTAACTGCCAAAGCCGCCCCTGTGGAATTGTCTGCCAGTTCCACACTGCGCCTCTTGTCACCCCCAGCAGCCTTGCCAAAGATGATTGTGAGCCAGCGAGTTTGATTGCGTGTTCTTTAGTCATTTCCGTCTATTTTAGTTTACTTTTGCGCCATGCGCCCATAAATTTTACCTATTAAGAAACAAAAACCAATAGAAATTATTTTGTTGCATCATGGTTTTTTTGTCTATTTTGCTATACAATACAGCCATGCCCCGAACATCTTGGGGTCTTTTTAGAAAGTAAGCAAATGCACTCAGCCACCCTCACTTATGACAGCATCGTTTGGGAAGTCACCTACGAATGGGAAGACGCTCAAGCCGAGACGGACATTGACCCACCAATCCCCGCAATTGCCACACTCACCGAAATCTACATCAACGGCGTTGAACTGTACGAACACATTGACGTTCACACCATCTACGCATTAGAAGCCATGATTGTGGAGTCGCACGAATGAAAGACATAGCCACCGCTTTTCTGTTTGCCGCCCTTGTCGGGCTTCCCTTTGTAATTTACTTTTGGAGGATGTAATGAAAGGTTTAATTGCTCACTATATGGAACTCATGGGGCAAGTTGAATTCTGCCCGTACTGCATGGAAGAAAAAGGCAGCAAACTTTCTTGCTGCCAAGAAAACCACTTTGTCCCATTCTCGGACTTGGACACCGATTCACAGTTAGAAATCATTAAAGAGGAATTAGTATGAAAGTTTATCAAGCAATCAACGCCGTTCAATCTGAACTGGCAAAAATTGGAATCAGCAAAGATTCCCGCAATAGCCAAGGCGCAGGTTACAACTTCCGTGGCATTGACGCTGTTTACAACGTCTTGTCATCCATCATGGCAAACAATGGCCTTTGCATCATTCCCCGTATGCTTACCCGCAATTGTGAAGAACGTACCAGTAAATCAGGTGGAAATTTGTTTTATGTAACTGTGGAAGCCGAGTTTGATTTGGTAAGCGCAGAAGATGGCTCAAAACACACAGCACGGACTTTTGGCGAAGCAATGGACAGTGGGGACAAGGCTACAAACAAAGCAATGTCAGCCGCTTATAAATACATGGCTTTTCAAACGTTTGCCATTCCAACTGAAGGCGACAACGATGCAGACAACCACACGCATGAAATTGTCCGAACACAAGTTTCTAGTTCAACTATGCAAGCCTTAATAGCCGACATTGCAGCCTGTGCCAATGAAAACGAATTGAAAACCGCATATTTTGAAGCAATCAAAGTTGCTGGAAACGACCAAGCAGCCAAGACAGCAATTATTAAAGCCAAAGACGCAAAGAAAGGGGAATTGCAATGATAGAAATGATGGAACAAGGCACGGACGATTGGTTTGCGGCTCGGCTTGGCAAAGTGACTGCCAGCCGGGTTGCTGACCTGATGGCAAAGACCAAAGTGGGTTATGCCGCTACACGGGACAACTACATGGCGCAATTGGTGGTCGAACGGCTTACCAACACCAAAGCCGAATCGTTCTCCAACGCAGCAATGCAATGGGGTACAGACCAAGAGCCATTTGCACGGGCAGCATACGAAGCCGCACAGAGCGTTTTAGTCGAGGAAGTAGGGTTCGTACCTCACCCACGGATTGAGTGGGCTGGTGCGTCTCCTGATGGCTTGGTGGGGTTGTTTGGTATGTGTGAGATTAAATGCCCAAACACGGCGACCATGATTGACACATTATTGACAGAAAAAGTGCCAGCCAAGTATTTTGCACAAATGCAAATGCAAATGGCTTGCACAGACCGGGCATGGTGTGACTATGTGGTTTACGACCCACGGATGCCAGCAAAGGCGCAATTGTTTATCAAGCGTGTCGAACGAGATGAAGCCTTCATTGCCGAGATGGAAGCCGAAATTAACAAATTCTTGGGCGAAGTTACCGTCCAAGTGGAAAAACTTAACTCAATCATTGAAAGCAAATAATGTCAAAACTTAAAAAAGAAGTGTCTTGCATCATCGGGACATACACAAACGCCCAAGGCCAAAGCAAAAACCGCTACCAGCGCATCGGTTCTATCATTGAAACCAAGAATGGGGAAATGCTAAAGATTGACGTTATTCCGCTTAAAGAAGGCGGTTGGGACGGTTGGGCGTACCTTAACGACCCAAAGCCTAGAGAAGACCAGCCACGCCAAGCGCAAAGCCGACAAGGTAGCGGGTTTGACGATATGGAATCTGACGTACCTTTTTAAAATACGGAGGGAAAGCGGATGCTAGTTAGCTGTTGCGCACAGTGACCATAAAGAAACGCTAGTGCAGCGAGTACCCCCACCTATTAGGAGCAATCATGTTTAGAGCAAGAAACACCGACCCCGTAACCAGTTGGCTGGCTGCGGATTCCGCTAAAGAATTGGCAAAACACCACGCCACAATTATTGTGGATTGCCTACGCAAAAACGGTAAATTGGGCAAAGATGGTATTGCCAACATCACAGGGCTAGATTCCAACCAAGTCGCAAGACGGGGAAAAGAAATTGAACGGGACGGGCTGATTTGTTTAACAGGTCAAACAGTACGCAGTAACTCAAACCGACAGGAGCAAGAATGGCAAATCACACCAACCCAATTGACTTTGATTTGAAAACAACTACCGTAATTGAGGAAACAAAATTATGAGCAAGATAAAAATCCAATTGGTAGAAGACGAAGAAACCCCTACCGTGTTTGAGCGGTTTTGGGACAACCTGATGACGTTTGTTAAGTGTGTGGGGGTGTTTGCCGCCATCTGCTTTGCGATTGGGTACTTTGGCAACACTAAGGCGCAAACTATGCAGTGCGAACCCACTAAGACAGTTTTAGCAAGGAGCATATTCAAATGAACAACACACCAGCATTTCCACTCCCCAACATGAACACAGGTATGACCCTGCGTGATTACTTTGCAGCCAAGGCTATGCAAGCAATGATTAAGTACGGGCCTTGGAGTGATTATGTAGATATGGAGCAAATAGCAAAATTAGCGTACAAGCAAGCAGACGCAATGATGAAAGCGAGGGAATCATGAACCAACAACTAATTGAACAACTCATAGAAGAATGTACTGAGTATTGGACAGATAAGGGTGACATTTATTTCGACAAAAAAAAGTTTGCCGCCCTTGTCGCAGCAGCCGAGCGTGAGGCGTGTGCAAAGGTGTGTGATGAAGTAGCTGAAAGCCGTGGTGATGCGGATGAGTGCGCTACCGAAATCAGAGCAAGAGGAGAAACAAAATGAAAAAACTTATTACCGTAACACTACTAGCCGCAGCCTTAGCAGGTTGCCAATCTGATGCTGACATTGCATCGTCAAACATGAGCAAAGCTGCTGACAACTTTGAGGTATCACGGCGTGTAGTTTTTTATAACGGCATCACAGGCGACTACATGATGACCATTGAGGGCTTGTGTTCGCTTGGTAACTACGACAAGGCAAGAGAACTTTCACTGACCTGCAAGACAGGGCCGACTACATACAAGAAGCATTTTCTTGGGCTGTCGGACAACGTGACGTTCTTTGTCGAGCAGTTGGAGCCAGTGAAGGTAAGCGCGTACCACTACCGTGTAATCTTTAAGCCAGCATCCATTGTCCCTGACATTGAGATTAAGTAGGAGCGCAACATGAACCACTTAAAGAACGTATGGCAATGGCTTGCAGACCACTGGGTAATGCCAACACCCGAAGAACTTATTGCCGAGGAGTTAATTCACGCACGGCGCAACAAGTTACGCCATCAATCCAGCATGGAGTACCACACCGCCCTTGTCTCATACAACGTGGCACGAATTAAACGCTTGGAGTCGTTGACTGCAAAGACGGAGGTGGTGGAATGACTACAACACAACAATTAATATTGCTTGGGACAATTTGGGCGGCCCCTCACCTTAACAAGGATTACGCCTTGTTTGTTTCTGGGATATTTTTTATCGTGGCTGCTTGCAACGGACTGAAGTGGATATGAAAATCCTACACACAAAAACCCTTAAAAGCGGCAAACGCCACGTTTTAATTGAACTGAATAACGATGACGAGAAACTTATGTCGTTCAAGCCTGAGAAGTATTACAAACTTGGTGGGCAAGTGGATGATGTTGTTCAGGGTCATGTCATTACCGAATCCGATGCCGTGTACTGGTGTTCTATTGGACAAAGGTGGGAGGAAGCATGAAGTTCCAAATTACAGTTGCAGTATTACTGACCATTGGCGCAAGTCTTTGGATTGCGCTTTTAACAAAGGGGATGATGTGAAAGATGAAAAACCATTAGACCCTTGGGTCGTTGTAGCACCTGACGGTTTGCGTTGGATTGGTCTTGCTAAGAACGAGCACCACGCATGGCAGTTTGCTTTAGGCTGGCCTGACCAAAAAGAGATTGCGGATACCAAGGCGATTGGCTGGTATGCGGTTAAGGGTAACCTCACATGGAGCAAGCCATGAAAGAAGCATTTGAAAAGATGACAGGTATGCCTGATGCGTGGACAAACCCTGCGCTGATGGTTTCACGAAACGCTTTTATTCAAGGGTGGGAAGCGGCGCAGACAGGGCATGATGTAGACGCAACCATCATTCAATATCACGAAGCCACAATCAAAAGGTTGGAAAAGCGTATTGAAGAATTGGCGCAGCCAGCACAGCAGGAGCGTGTGCAGACCGATTCTCTTGCAGATATTGGGGCAGCATACAAAGACATTCATGCGTGTTTGACCGAAACTTTACAACTCTCGCGCAAGCAGAATGGTCATTCCCGCCAGCCAGCACAAGAGCCTATAACTGTCCTTACGAGTGCGGGATACATCTCAGACGACGACGACATCCAAGTCTACCAACGCCCTTGGGCGGGCCTGACGGAGGCGCAATTCTTGGAAGCCACACGGCTTGCCGAGAATGGTAATTATTTAGTTGCATTTGTTCGCATTCAAGAATGGCTAAAGGAACAGAACACATGACAACACGCAAGACACTAGAACAAATGGCCCAAGAGGCCATAAGAGAACGCATGGCTGAAGACGATGACATCCAAGTCTACCAACGCCCTTGGGTGGGGCTGACGGAGCAAGAACTCGAATCTGCTTATTGGGACTACATGGCAATAGCAACACAAAACGGGTTTGAAAAAACTGTCAAAGCCATCGAAGCCAAATTGAAGGAACTCAACACATGACTAAAGAAGAAATTGTAGATAGCTGGAACCAGCACTGTGTAGGTTCGAGCCGGTACAACACACTCGTTGAGGAAGGCTTTGTATTAAATGCACCTATAGATGTAGAGCAGTTACCGGACAGCTTTTATATGGGCGCGGGCTGCTACATTGTTCGGGGCAGCTTTGTTCTACCCAACGGAAAACTAAAGTACTGGGGTATTCCCAACAACCCAAAAGCCAGCATATTATTTGACGCGGACGCATGGGACAACTGCCTAAAACAAATTGCTGTAACTTGGAAGCTGGAGCGCCCCGACGACACAGCTACGCCACGAACTTTCAATCACATGAAAGATGGTCTGGTGTATGTACCGGAGAAGAGCGACCCAGTACGACCCGGTGCTATGGATGCGCTCAAGATTCAAAGCCGAGGTTACCCAACGTGACTAAGTATCAGGCAGGGGGCGCAGAGTTCTTATACCCACACGTTGGTGATGAGATGCCCATAGGCGGTGCGAAGGTGCTGCTGCTAACTAAAGGCGGTGTGTGTACTGTCGGTGCGTGGGACTCATCGTTCTGCATAGGCTGGCTACCGCTACCAAAGAGAAACCAAAAGAAAGAGGAATCATGCTTACTCAACACCTACAAACAAGGTTAAAAGATTTAGTACGCCCTAGAATCAATGGTGCGTACCAAGGCACAACAAACCGCAAACTTGACGAACTTATTGAACAGATGCAAGCGCAGTACCCCGAGTTTTTTCACCAAGATTCAAACTCATTACGAAAACGGACGTTCTTTGACGAGCCAGTGCGATTGCCCGGACATTCACCAATGCTTATGGCAGGATTTACTAAACCTATAAAGGGGTGGCATAGTGAGTAAGTCAACGCACCCACAAATTCGTAGACTACTGCACCAATACCACGATGGGCTTACCCCTATTGAGATAGCCGAAAGGCTTGAGTTGAAACCTGACACTGTGCGTAACGCATTAAAGAATATGCCGGACACTTACATTGACCGATGGAAGCCTATCGCCCACGAACCGCCGCATGCCGTATGGTGCGCAGTAATACCGCCCGATAATTGCCCTAGACCTACCACGAAAAGCTAAAAGATGTTACTAGAAACAGTACACCTAGTGCCACTTGACGATTTACGCGAACACGAAGCTAGTGTAGACTGTTGGTGCCAGCCCGAATTACTTGATGACGATTACCTAGACAGCGTGTACCTACACGCGTCGATGGATGGCAGAGAAGCGTTTGACTCAGGCACTCGAAAGATGTCTTAACTACTAATTGGAGAAATGATGGAACAACTCGAACTATTCCCAGAGGCGTATGCCACGCAACCGGGCCTTCGCCAAGTCGGCGGAGATCACTACAAACGCCTTGCGGTTCAGCCGTGGGATGTCGTTGACACATGGCCCATCGAGCAACAGATCGGTTACTACCGAGGCGGCGCTCTTAAATACATTATGAGATTAGGAAGCAAAGATGAATCTACTCAAGAGGCTAGCAAAGGCTTGCATTACCTTGAAAAACTCGTTGAGTGCCTTCGTCGACAAAAAGAAGAGTCCCATGGCACTTGATACAAGCATATATGGTCAGGCAGTACTCGATCAGAAATTTGGCAGCGGCACCATCTCAAGTGCACAGAACGCAGCCATGCAGCGCGGAGCCTATAACTCCATGATGCAAAACCCACAGGCTGTCTGGAAAGAATATGAGCGTACTAGCCCTAACGTCGGTATTAACATCGAGCGTGCGTCGAACGGGTACATCATTCGCTCTCAAGGGACGCTCGTCGTAGCGACAACGCTGGAAGACCTGCAACAGCATGTCACGGCCATAGTCGTCAGCAGCCTAGTTCTCAGTGAAGGTAAATGATGGACATTCTTACTGTTGACTTCGAGACTTACTACGACAAGGACTTCTCCCTGTCAAAGATGCAGACGGATGCGTACATCAACGACGCGCAGTTTGAACTTATTGGCGTTGCAGTTATCAAGAACGAAGAACCTGCTGTGTGGTTTAGTGGCTCTGATCTGGAGACCATAGGCTGGCTGCGTACCAACTTCGACTGGGAAAACTCTGCTGTCCGCTGCCACAACACGCTCTTTGACGGGTACATCCTGACGCAGCATTGTGGGATCAAGCCCAAGCTGTGGATGGACACACTTAGCCAAGGCCGCATGTTGCTGCCATACCTGACATCACATTCACTAGCTAACCTCGCCAAGAACTACAACTTGCCAGACAAAGGCACTGCTGTAGTAAAGGCACTGGGTAAACGTCGCAAAGACTTTAATCCCATGGAATTAATGGAGTACGCCGAGTACTGCATGCATGACGCATGGCTGTGCAAAGAGTTGGGCGCTAAGTTTGACCCGTTCACGCCTGCGTTGGCTATTAAGCTGATCGACATGACTGTGCGTATGTTCACAGAGCCTATGCTTGTCGGAGACCAGTTCAAGATGAAGCAGCTGTACGACGACGAGATCAAGCGCAAAGCTGATCTGCTGGAACGGGCTGAGACCAACCGTGACGTCATTATGTCCAACGACAAGTTTGCAGAAGCGTTGCTGGCGCTGGGCGTTACCCCGCCGATGAAGCAGAGCAAGGCCAACCCAGACAAAGAGACCTACGCATTTGCAAAGAGTGACAAGGACTTCACTGACTTGCAAGAGCATGACGATCCTGATGTGCAAGCGTTGGTAGCAGCACGTCTTGGAGTTAAGACCACCATCGCTGAAACACGGGCGCTTAAGTTCCTTGAGACTGCCAAGCGTGGCGCTTTGCCTGTGTACCTCAACTTCTGGGGCGCTAAAACGACTGGGCGTTACTCAGGCGGCAACAGCATCAATTGGCAAAATGTTCCCGCTCGTGGCCCGTCCGCTGGACTGCGTAAAGCACTGCTGGCTCCCTCTGGGCACACTGTGCTGGTGGGTGACTCGTCGAACATCGAACTGCGTACTGTGATGGCGCTGTCTGGGCAAGAAGATGTGCTAGACAAACTCGGCGCTGGTATTGACTTGTACTGCGACTTTGCCTCTAAGTTGTTTGGGCGAGACATAACGAAAGCTGACAAGGCTGAGCGGTTCCTTGGGAAGACGGCTATGTTAGGCTTGCAGTACGGTGCTGGCGCTAAGCGGTTTCAAGAGATGGTGCGGTTAGCCAAGCGCGTAGACCCTAGCGTCGAGTTGATCGACGAGAACAGGGCGCACTCCATCGTTGACTTGTATAGAACTGTCCACTGGAGGGTGGTGCAGTTGTGGAAGCGCTGCAACGACGTAATCCTGCCTGACATTGCCAACGGCTGCACCATGCTGAACGTAGATGTTAACGGCTGGTTCATCACCCAGTGGGACGGCTTTGGTCGCCCCGGAGAACCCGGTGTGATGTACAACGACCTGAAGTATGACGGCAAGGACTGGACTTACCAGATGGGCAGGCAGCGGATAAACATCCACGGAGCTAAAGTTGTAGAAAATTTATCACAACATGCTGCAATGCAGATCGTTATGTGGCAAACTGCACGTATCAATCAGCGCTACCCAGTGAAGCTCTCAGTCCATGACGAGGCTGTCTGTGTGGTGCCGAACGACGAACTTACTGAAGCTCAAGCGTACATGGAAGAGTGCCTTGCAATGACACCCAAGTGGTGTCGCAGCATTCCCGTTGCGTGCGAGACAGGAACTGGATCATCTTATGGAGATGCGAAATAGTATGACAACACCGATGCCTTTGTCGTTTAGCCGACTGTCCACCTTCGAGCAGTGCCCTGCGCAGTTCGATTACTTGTATGTGACCAGACGTGTGCAGAGCACGATGAACGAGGCATCAGAGTATGGAGATAGAGTACACAAATTGTTAGAAGCCAAGGGTAACGGCTCACTTGATGAAACCACACTGTCGCTAGAAGGCAAGCAGTCGCTAGAACGCTGGGGGCCGCTGGTTGAGAACATCACATCACGCGATGGCGAGAAGCTGTTCGAGCATCAGATGTCGGTCAATCGCCAGTTGCAACCTGTGGACTGGTTCGCCAAGGATGTATGGATTCGCTCTATCGCTGACGTGCTGGTCGTCGATGGTGACACAGCGTACTGCCTCGACTACAAGACTGGAAAAGTTAAGGAGAACCCAACGCAGTTGCAGTTGTTCGCGGCCATGGTGTTCTGGCATTACCCAGAGGTGACAAAGGTAAAGACCTCGTTCATCTGGCTCAAGTTTGACGAGGTGACAAACGCAACGTATGAGCGTCGCTTTCTTGACGCGCTATGGCGGGCACTGGAGCCACGCTTTGACAAGGTGCAGGAAGTGATTGACCTCGGCGTATTTAAAACAAAACCATCGGGCCTGTGCCCATGGTGCCCAGCGAAGGGGTTCTGCCCTGACGCACGACTGAAAGGTAAGAGATGAATAAAGAAGCTGACGTTAAGAAAATTGTGAAGACCGTGCTCATGAGTGAGCCCAAGTGCTGGTGGTTTATGCCACCCGCCAATGGTTATGGCCGTTCGGGTATTCCTGACTTTGTTGGCTGTGTGAATGGGTTCTTGTTTGCCGTAGAGACTAAGTTCGGCAAGGGCACTACCACTGCCAATCAAGAAAGGGAACTACACCAACTGACACAGAGCGGTGCAAAGGTGTGGATTGTCCGCGAGACATCAGTAGACACATGGGGAATTGAGTTCAAGGCATGGGCGGCTTTATGCTTGTGATACCGGACAAGCGCAAGATAATTATTGACAGCAATGAGAATGCAGCCGTAGCACAAGCTATCCCACACGCCAAGCTGCTGAAGCACGATGGCAAAGATATGCTGGCTATGCCCTACGGCGTTGACGAGTCGATGGTGCTTAAGAACTTAGGCTTTAATGTGCCAGCACCAATCTTGCAGTACTACAACTGGCCCGGTCGCTTCACAGCAATGGATCACCAGAGAGAGACCGCCGCATTCTTAACGATGCATAAGCGTGCCCTGTGCCTAAACGCGCCGGGTACTGGCAAGTCAATTAGCTCGTTGTGGGCTGCGGACTTTCTGCTAGACGAAGGCATTGCACGGAAGGTGCTCATCGTCGCTCCGCTGTCAACAGTGAAGGTGGTATGGGGTAGCGAGCTTAGACATCATTTGCCGCACCGCTCGTTTGTTATGTGCACAGGGTCTAAGCAAAAACGGATTGAGTTACTACAGACCCCCGGAGTGCAGTACGTCATCATCAATCATGACGGATTCACAACGATGCAGAACGAGTTGGTTGGCTTTGACGTGGTCATCTACGACGAGGCTACGGCGCTCAAGTCTCCAAGTTCACAGCGGTACAGGATTTTTTCTAGGTGGATACAAAAGCACAGGCCATGGCTATGGATGATGACAGGTACGCCTATTTCGCAGACCCCCGCAGACGCGTGGACGCTGTCTAGACTTGTCGACGCACCGCTGTGCCCAAAGAGCTTTACTACGTTTAAAGACATGGTGATGCAGAAGGTGACGACGTTTAAGTGGACGCCGCGACATGACGCGCTGGAGACCTGCCGCAAAGTTTTGCAGCCATCAATCAGGTTCTCGCTGGACGAGTGCAAAGACTTACCACAGACGAACTTTGTTGGGCGTAAGACAGAGCTTACAAAGCAACAGGAGAAAGCCTTCAAGGACATGAAGGACAAAGCTATAACTATTTTCTCGGCGGGTGAAGTGACAGCTGCCAACACTGCTGTAATGCTAAGCAAACTGCTACAGATTAGTTGTGGCGTTGTCTACGGGGATGGCACTACGATTGCCATAGACGCTTCGGAGCGTTATAATACGCTTACGGAATTACTTACAGAGATCGGCGACAAAGCGATCATCTTCGTGCCGCTCAAGGGCGTGCAAGTTTGGCTGCGCGATAAGCTGACAGCAGATGGTTTTGATGTTGCAATGGTCAATGGTGACACTAGCAAGAAAGTTCGTGATGAGATTTTTAGTGACTTTCAGAACAAGGACAGGCCACAGATTTTGCTGGCTCATCCAAAGGTTGCTGCTCACGGGTTGACACTCACACGATCTAAGGACATCATTTGGTTTGCTCCAATTTATTCACTTGAACAGTACGAGCAAGCTAATGCAAGGATTCGCCGGTTGACTACAACCGGCAAAACGACTGTGTGGCACATATGGGCTACCGGCTTTGAAGCAGAGTTGTACCGCAGACTCCGCGAAAAGAGAAACACACTTGCGGAATTTTTAACCTTGGTGCAAGGCATCAACAGTGACGATGAATAAAAAAGGTGACTTATGAATTACGACATTGCCGCAGAGAAATATCTGCAAGTTCGCAACGAGATAGATGGTCTTGAACGCGATCACAAAACGGCTAAGGCCAAACTTACGGAAAAACTGGTAGCGCTGGAAAACTGGATGACAGCTAAAGCGCAAGAGGACGGACTGGAGACAGTCAAGACTCCACATGGTACGGCCTACTGGTCTGTACATCACACCGCAACAGTTGGTTCTCGTGAAGAGTTCTTTAACTTTTGCAAAGAGCATGACGCGTGGGATATGGTCGAGTCCCGCGCATCAAAAACCGGAGTCAAGAGTTACATCGAGGCTAACGGGGCACCTCCACCGGGGGTAAATTTTTCATCGGCAAAAGTGTTCAATATGCGCAAAGCGCAATCTAAGGAGTAAATAAGTGAGTAACATGATCGCAAATGTCCCAGCGCACATTGCTGCGCGTATCGCAGCCCGCCAACAGGCAGGCACTAAGTCCAGCGTAGCCTCGGCTATCGTCAGTGACAACGGCCCAAGCATCCCCCGCATCAGCATCCGTGCTGGTCGGTATCGCTTGAACGAGGAAGGCGTTGAGACCACAGTCGGTGTCACGCTGGATACTATCATTGTGGGAGCAAATCCACGGGTGTCTAAAGTGTTCTATGGCAAGGCGTTTGACGCTTCCGCCGAGAACGTACGCCCTGACTGCTGGTCTAATGACGGGCTTAAGCCTGACGTAACCCTCGACGCTCCTGTGCATAATTCATGCGCAGATTGCCCCAACAATGTGCTGGGCTCAAAGATTCTGCCGTCTGGTGCAAAGTCTAAGATGTGCGCCGACCAGCGCCACCTTGCCGTGGTAGCAGCCGCTGACCCAACAAAGGTCTATAGCCTTACTGTGCCAGTAAGTGGCATGAAAGCCCTGCGCGAGTACTTTAAAGACTTGGGCAATTACAACATCGGCCCAGAGGAAGTGGTCACCGAGTTGGGCTTTGATGACGCTGCCAGCTATCCAAAGATCACATTTAAGCAGAAGGGATACGTGCCAGAAAAAGCCATCAACCGCGTGGACATTTTGCTCGTAAGCGACTCTGTTAAAGTAGCAACTCGCCAAATAGCCCCCAAAGACGCAGGCCCAGCATTGGCTGCTCCAGTGGGTAAAACAGCGATTGCTGCGCCAGCAGTGGACGATGCCTATGAGGAAGAAGCACCCACCCCAGTGGTCGCTGCGACACCAAAGTCTAAGCCCACAGTTGTCCCAGTAAAAGCGTCGGATGAACTGGCCGCAAAGCTGGACAGCCTGTTCGACGAGTAATAGAATTCTCTAAAGCACACCCCCGGCATATGCCGGGGTTTTTCATCTAGGGGCATGTCTTGGACACCAAAAACTTTCTTACTCGCGTATTTGCCCAGCTAGACGAACTCGTTATCTGCACCCATAAGCCTGACCAATCAGGCAAGAACCAACGTGGTTTCTTTTGGAACAGAGGATCGTTCACTAGCATCGACGACGCGTTACTTTCAATTTCACGCTGGGACTCTGAGCCCAACACAACTGTCTACTTCGGCGTAGGCTCATTTGCAGGGCATAGCTATGTGGATGACGGCAAGCAGAAGTGGTATCGAAAACAGGAACACGCTACATGGTTCAAGGCACTCGCTCTTGATCTAGACATTGGAGCGGACAAACCATACGCTACGCAGAAAGAGGGCTGGGGCGTAATGCAAGCAGCGCTGCTGAAGATCGGTATGCCATCACCCATGGTCGTATCGTCAGGCAACGGCATTCACTTGTACTGGCCCTTGGTGCAGACGATCAGCAGAGATCATTGGGTCAAAGCGTCAACTGCATTGCGGGTAGCTCTAGAAGAGCATGGAGTAGAAATTGATACCTCAAAAATTCATGATCCGTCGATGGTGCTTAGGCCAGTCGGTACGCACCACAAAAAGCAACAGCCATGGAAAGATGTCCGGTGTGTTGCGGACTGCCCAGACTACGATGCAGTATCGCTATTCGGAATTCTTAAGCCATGGTTTGGCAAAGCAGCGACAGTTGCGGCCAAAGCCACAGCACCGCGCAAAGGCGGCAAGTCCTCCATACTGGACGCAGTGCTCAACTCGAACGATGTACGCATAGACGCAGTAGCATCACGCTGTAATCAAGTTGGATCGTTGGTTGCCTCTGGTGGCGTGCTTGATGCTGCTGGTAGGCCCGTAGAAGAGCCGCTGTGGCGTGCATCACTAGGCTTAGCAAAGCATTGCACAGACGTGGCGGATGCCATAGTGAAGCTCGCTGGCAAGCACAAAGACTTTGACCTAAACGCAAATCTCGACAAGGTAAACGGGTGGAACGGCACGGGGCCTACAACCTGTGCAAAGTTTGAGCAGCTGTGTGCTAAGGGCTGCGAGGGTTGCCCAAGTCGAGGAAATATAACGAGCCCAGCGCAGTTATCTGTGGTCACAGAGACCGCAGTAGAAAACGAAAAAGGCGACGATATTGTGCTGGCTTTGCCGCCGAGTTACGTCATCCAGAACGGGCAGATTTATCGTGAAGTGAAGACCGAGGTCTCAACTACGGATGCCAATGGCAATGAAGTAGCACAGGAAGTGGTTGAGTTTGACCATGTCAGTCGGTACGAGATGCACATAACAGGCGTGTACAACGACAACGAAAGCGGCAAGGCGGCGTTCAAGCTGCTGGTGAAATACCCGATGACGGGCTGGCTAGAGACAGAGCACGACATTGCAGTGCTAGCTTCGATAGGCAAAGATTTCAGCGGCTTCCTGCTCAACAGGCAGGTATTTGTGAAGAGCATTCCGCAACAGGAAAAAATTAGGGGTTACTTAATGGATTACTTGACGATGGTGCAGCAGCAATCGCCTACAGGGCAGGACTTCGTTAGCTTCGGCTGGCAAAAAGATGGGTCATTCATGTGCGGCGCTAAGTTGCTTGGTTCAGCGCACGGAGAAACAGACACGCGTTTGCGTGGGCCCGCTAAAGCCTTTGCCGATCTGATCGCTCCGCATGGGACTCGGGAGGGCTGGGTAAGTGGCATGGAGATGCTCAATAACGCTGGCACCGAAACAATTCGTGCTGCTACGCTGCTGGCAACTACAGGCATCCTAGGGCCAGTGGCTGGCAACGCTACCCTTGTCGTATCCATTTACTCAACAGAGACCACCACAGGGAAAACCCTATCCCTGATTTCTGCTAACAGTCTAATCGGCTCACCTAAGAAATTGTTCCTAAGCCAGAAAGATACGATGAATGCGCTGTACAAGCAGCGCGGTGTTCTGAACAATTTGCCATGCTGCATTGACGAGATGACCGCAGCGGACGATAAAGAGATGGTCGATATTACGTACCAGCTGAGCATGGGGCGGGAGAAGGTATCCATGACCAAAGACCGCGACCTGCGCGACCCTGCGACATGGGACGGCTTGACGCTACTGACGACAAATATCTCTATATGGGAGAAGTTCCAGAGCGCACAAGCTGGCAACGAGCCCCTCAAAGCACGATGCCTAGAGCTACCCCAGCACGACCGCACGTTTGTCGCTACACGCCCTGACGGCAAGAGCGATGGCTATGAGTTCTTTGACCTGATGGCAGAGAACAATGGCTGGGCTTTCCCTGAGCTTGTGCAGTTTGTGCTGGACAACGGCGGGCAGAAAAAAGCATGGGAGTGGGCAGAGCGTTCGTTTGTTAAGACGTTCGGCTTTGTCTTCGAGCCGCAAGAGCGCTTTTACCGCACGGCTATTATTTCTGCGTGGGGCATGGGCACTATCGGCGCTAAGCTGGGTCTGTTTCCATTCGATGTGCAGGGCACGATCCAGTACCTAGTTGACCACGTCAAGAAAGCACGGCAGACCGCCATCGACAGCAAGACCGATGTGTTCGACATTATTGGCCTGTTCTTGGCTGAGCACAACGACCAGCTTATTGAGTGCAGGGAACGCTATGGTTCAGGTGTAGAGCAAGTCACATTGCCAGCACCGGAGAGAGCCGTTGCCCGTGTCAAGATTGTGTACGACGACAAGATTGCGATCATGCCCGGTAGTCAGGTAGCTATCAATGCTGAGAAGCTGCGCTCATGGCTTAAAATTAAGCGAGATGGGCTGGATCGTATAGAGAACGAGTTGCAAGATGAGAACGCACTGCTGCGCCGCCGTGACCGCGTAACGATGTTTAAGGGTTGCCCGAAGCATGCACCGGGACAGATGCAGTGTCTCATCGTCAACCTGAATCACCCTAGGTTCATCGACAGCCTAACGGGAACATCAGCACGGGCGCAGAGCAAAATTACGCTGGCAGTTCTCGGCGGTGTGTCAGTGTGAGAAAATAGTCAGACAACTTCACCGGGAGATAATCATGCCACGCAACTACAAGCAAGAGTACGCCAACTACCAAGGCCAGCCAGCGCAAATAGCCAACCGTGCTAAACGCAACGCTGCGCGTTCTGAGATGGAGAAAAAAGGGGTGGTGTCAAAGGGTGACGGCAAGGACGTGGGGCACGCCAAAGCACTTTCTAAAGGCGGCTCCAACCACCCAAAAAACCTTCGTGTAGAGTCTGTAACTGGCAACAGGTCTTTTGCTAGAAACAAAGACGGCTCTATGAAGGCAGAGGTATCGAAGCGTGGACGGTAACTGCTCAAAATGCAGCGTGTTTACAGCGCTTGCTGCCTCTAACAAGAGCCGTAAGACTGGGGCGCATCTGTATAGGAGCTGGTGCCGAGCGTGTGAAAAAGCGCGTAAAGACGCGTGGAGACACGCAGACCCAGAACGCCACAACGAGAAGTGCCGCGCATGGGTTAGCGCCAATCCAGAAAAACGCGCTGAAACGTCCCGTAGGTATCGCGCAAATGTACCACTAGGAGTAGCGAAAAAGCTGCGCCAAGAGTGGCGTAAAGCAAACCCAGAGCGTGCCAGAGCGCAGGTAAATGCACGGCGTAAATCACTACGTGTAGCAATGCCAAAATCGCTCACGGAGTTTGATAGGCTTCACATTTCTGAACTGTACCATTTGGCCCAGTTGCGTAACCTAACTGTCGATCACGTAGTGCCAATAACGCATCCACTGGTCTGTGGTCTGCATGCGCCGTGGAACCTAGAGTTGTTGCCCGCTACAGAGAACTACCAAAAAAGTAACAAAGCTCCGGGCCTACGCGCTATGCGTAAACTGCCCGGATGAAGTGATTACTTCATCGACTTGGCCTTCATAGCGCATACGCCCATCTTGGCGCACTTAGCTGGAGTAGGGCAGCCCTTGCAGGGTTTGAACATGATAACTTTTTTCATGGTGGTCTCACTTCATTTTTGAGGTTGATTTTTTGCCTTCGTACTTCTTTTCCATAGCAGCGTAGGACTTGCCTTTAGCCATCATTTTCTCTTTGGCTTCCATCATTTTGGACTCGCCCTTACCGAAGGGATTAGCTTTGGCTTTGCTGGCTTTGTTGGTGGCGGTGCGTTGACCGCGCATCGGCATTGAGTTCATCATAGGGTTCTCCAGTTTAAAAGTTAACGGTACTTCGCGGTTTTCGCAGCGATCTTTTTAGGTTGCGCTACAAACTGTTTGCCTTGCGACTTGCCTTCGCGCTTGGCTTTGGTCGTTGCTGCATATTCAGCAGTTCCATGCTTTTAGTGAGAGAGCTTTGCGAGTGGGCCTACCCTTTTCGTCCTTCATCGGCCCCGGCATCCCACCCATCCGAGCGCAAAAACTAGCCCTGCGACCCTCATCTGCTTTCGTTTTGGGGTTCGGCGCTGGCGGCTTCAGTCCGGGTTTACCCGGATTGGCTTTATTATAGGACGCCCGCCCTGCGGCATTCAGACCCCCCTTGGGGTCTTTGCCTTCCTTGCGTGTCCACGCTGGTGTCTTTGCCATTACTCTTCTCCTCGTGCTTTAGCAATTTCTTCCTGTAGGCGAGTGCGCAAGTCATCTAACTCAGCGTCCAGTGCCTCATAGTCAGGATAGCCCTTACTGTACTCAGCACGCTTGGCTTTTGCAATAGCGGTATTGAACTCGCGCTTAAGATTTTTGACTTCTTTGCGCTGGTAGAAAGCAGACTCATCCACGTTGAACTGGTACAGGCCAAGGCCACCCAAGTTGCGTGCAAGGAACAACGCACTCTTTTCTACACCTGTTGGGCCAGTAGCACCCTCGGCCAAATCGCCTATGTTTTTCCAGAAGTTGGCGTTGACCGCTGCTGGAGCCATGGTGTTATATACAGCCTTGCCCGTATTAACCAGCTTATCCCACTGAGTATCTGTAGGATCGTGCATAGGCTTGCCGGTAAACGGATCGTAGCCATTCATAGCCGACAGCAATGTTGTCAGAGGGCCGCTAGGCGTTGCAAAACCGGGCACCCAATCCTGCCCTGCCAGTTTGGATTCGCCGGGAGGCGGCTGGAACAGGGTGAACATGGGGATGTACTTACCAAGGTTAAAGTACACGGGGTTCTCATCGTCGCCAAGGAACGGCAAGCGCATGTGCATGTACGGGCCCAAGCCACCCCACGCACGATCACGCAGGTAGTCCGGTGCCATTTTGCGCTTCTCTTCTTCCTCTTCACCGCCAAGTGCAGCCTGCATCAGCGCGTAGGTCATCAAGACGTTTGCCATAGCCCAAGGCTTCTCAATCGCGATACGGCCAAGTACCGGCATGATGGCGTAAGACCACGAGATAAACGGCATGAACGACTGGCGCATTGCGCGAATTGCACGGGCATCAATATCGTAGTCCAAGAACATCTTGCGGCCAGCAAGGCCAGCTTCTTCAAGCTGCTTCGCGTCAAGGCTCTTGGAACCGTCACGCAGTTGGATGTTGCCAGCAGTATTCAGGAACGCGGCCAAGCGGAAGACGTTATCTTCTGCTGCGTATATCTCTGAAGCCTTGTTGTCGTATTTAGCCAGTTGGGCTTTGGCCCGCTCGTACGAACTAAACGTCTTCAGCTTGGTTATGTACGAACTGTCGCTGTCTGGTGTGATGGCTTGGTTCAGCTTGTCGTAGACGGTCTTCTTGACCTCAGAGCTAGAGAACTGCCCAAGCACAGCACCGGAGGCGTAGAACGCCTTCATCAGAGCCAGATTCTCTTTGCTCATGTTGTCAGGGTTCATCTCAAAATCCAGATACAGCTTAGCCGCGCGACCCATGGCGGTAGGCGTAATGCCGTGCAAGATGGACAGCGTTACGTTGGACAAGATGTTGGTGACGTGCGTGCCGGGGTTGTAGACAGTCTTGGACTTCTTAAAGAAAGCCATGACATCGTTGAACGCTTGGATGTTCACCAGCGGCGCACGATCGTGCATGTCGAGCATGGAGTTCCACACAGGGCCGGGGACGATCTTGCCAGCCAGAGGGCCGTATGTTCCGCTAGTTGGCAACTTGACCCAAACGCCAGTGCGCTGTGCTCTCCAGCGAATTTGCGGAGACTTAGACGACTCATCAGACACTTCGAGCAACTTCTCATTCGAGGTTTTTGCGTCGGGGTATGTAGCGTTAAGCTCGTTAACATCGTTAAACGCGATCGTGCCAGAAGTGGCTTTACCGTCTTCACGGCCAATGTTTGCTATGCCACCCAAGAAGTTGCGGCTAGCGAAAGTGTGCGCTAGGGCAGCTGTAGTGTTGAGAAGTGCAGCAGACAATTCTTCGGTGGTCAGCTGACGACGTGCGTCGCTAGTCGTAGCTTTGCTGGAGGTGAACTGGTATGCGCCTTCTTTGTACTGCGACATCTTCCATACACGGCTCTCGTCGACTTTGACGCCAGCTGGCACAAGACCATCCTTAAACTTCTCTGCGGAGATAAAGCCAAACGGAATAGTTTGCCCGCCCTTATCCTCAAACACTTGGTACAGGGGGTCGTTAATATCGACACGGCCATCGGCGTCTTCCTTGAGCCAATCCTTGAACTCATCCAGCGAAGTTTCTCCACGGCGCTCAATGCCGAGCATAGAGGACAACTTTTGAACGCCAAACGTAGAGCCAGCCACTTGGCCGATGCTATCGGGATGCAACAGGTACTGCGAGAACTTGACGTTCTGGAACACCCTGCGCTCTGGGGAGTTAGCTGGCAGCGACTCAATGTACTGAGTCATCAGCGTTTGCAAGTTCTCAGCAATGGCTTTGAATGCAGAGCCGTTCTTGATACCGTCCAGTGCTTTGCTGTTGCCGTCCATGAAGTCGAGGAACGGCTTAGCTAACTCAGGGTGGTTGGCAAGGTGCTGGGCGATACGCTCCATCTGCAAATAGCCGGTGTTCTGCATGTACTTGAAGCGCTCGATGAGGTCGTTGACCAGTGAGCCGTTGCTAAACTTCGAGTTAAAATTCAGGATCATGCGCTCCAGCGTCGGCACGTTCTTGCGAATGTACTCGGCAACCTTAACGCCAGATTCCTTAATCATGGAAGTAATGGGCAGGTCTTTGCCATTGACGCGGCCAAGGCCAATCAACTCAAAAGCAACTTGCGTAGGTGTCTTAAACCCACCGGGGCCTTTAGCAAATGCAGCAGCGTCTGCCCAGCCAGCCTCTTGGGCCACTGTGTCATTACTCTGCACAGCAGCTTCTAAGATGTTGTTTGAGTTGGGGTCATAGGTACCCCTGTTGAACACAGACTTGATTTGGTTCGGCTCAAAAGCAATGTAGATCGTATCGGTTGGTATGCTCTTACCGCTAATTTTTGCTATAGCTTTGTCAAACAGAGAAGGCGCTCGCTTGCCGTCGTAAGTGTTTTTAATAATTACGCCATCGTGCCCACCCTTTATGGCGCGGTCGATTATGCTGGCGTAAGGTTCGTCGCGAAACGATTTGCCTTTTTGGTCAACAACGAGAGGATTTTGCAGGCTCAGGTACACCGGCATAATGTTTTGCCGCATTTCGCTAAATGTTACAAACGCTTCTTCCGCGCCAGCCAGTTCTTCTTTTGCGGCTTTAGTTTCTGTTTCGTTGTTTGTTTTTTCAGCAGCTAGCAATTTTTGTTTCTTGTCCTCAACATAAGCAAGAAAGTTAGCGTAGGACTGGTCAGCTGTAAGACTTTTTGACCTATTGGAAATTTGAGCAAAGCGTTCTGCTATTTCAGAACTGCCGCCGAAGAAAAATCCCTTTTTTGCCGAAGCAACCATTGTGGACTTTCCAAGCTCTGCTTTACTAAACTCGCTAAAGTCAGCCGTAGTCCCGTGGTACACAACGATAGGATTACCATTGGAATCAACAACCTTACTGTCACCAAACCAACGTTTGAACGCAGAAGTAGCTGTGTCTACAGCGTCTTCAAGGATATTCCCGACGTTCTTTTCTGGTTTTACTTTGCTGGCTTTCTCAAGCAATGCAAGGCTGCTGTCCAGCACATCGGAAGCGACTGTATTTGGTCTGTCCAGCATCCGAGCCATGGCGGCTTTGATGTAGCGCCACACGCTGTTGACTGAATCTCGGAATGACTGAGGAACGCCCTTAGACGGCATGGCTTCCAGTGCCTTGCGGAACTCGTTGAGCGTTGTGCCGTAGGAGACCAGTTCAAGAACAGCATCGAGTTCGTTCTTGTCAGCAACCAGCTTCTTAAGCAGGTCTTGTACTTCCTTGGCCTTGCCAGTCAGTTGACCTTTGTAGTCAACGACAGCTTTGAGCGAACGCTTCAGCTGCATGACCATTGGGTCTTTTGGATTATTGTAGATAAACGACTGCAACGCCGCGTGCAGCGCTTCGTGCAAAACTACCTCTGGGGACTCGTTTTTGCGCAGGTAGACCGTGTTGGTCTTTGGGTCGAACCGTGCATTACCTTCGCTGATGAACTTCAGCTTCACAGTGCTCATCTGGTCGTTTACGACATCACGGAGAACACCAGACAACATACGCTCAAACGGCGTGCCAGAGTTACGGATGTATTGCAGTACGCCTTTCAGCCCAGTAAAAGTTTCGCCTTGACCTTTAGGGTTAGCAACACCTTCGGTAGCTGCTCTTTCCAGAGGTGATATTTCGCCAGCTTGCTCGCGTGCTACGCGTACGGAGCCGCCACGGACATCGGCAAGATCAACTCGGGCGTTCATAAAGGTTTCACGCTTTGCCGCTGCCCATGCCTGTGAAAGCATGGTGTCTAGTTTTTTGCCAGCTTGAATTACTTCAGCGCGTGTTTTGCCGGGGGCCACAATCTTACCCTGCACCATGTCTTTGACAAGGCGAACCACGGCTTCGATATTCTTGGCGTTACCGCCGACAGCCTCACCAAGCTCAGCAAGAGCCGCCTGCACATTGGCTGCTTGGGCTTCTGCACCGGAAACTTGTTCTTCCGCAAACTGCCCAGCAGTTTTTGACTTGGGGATTTTGTTGCGGCGAGACAACACTTGACCACCTTGGTCAGAGTACTTCTTATACGCTTCGGTAAAGTTGTTCAGTGCATTGACAATACGCTGCTCATTCTCACCAGCGCCAACGCCAACTTTGCCAGACGGACGCAGCAGTGCGTCACGGATTTTCTTAAGCATTTCAGTGCTAATCGACGAACGACCGGGGGCCCGAACGCTCTCAGAACCACGTACAGAGGCGGGTAGTGGGTTACCAACATCAGCTTTGTCAGCGTCTTCGATTAGTTTAAGCAGCGCCTTGTCTTCTTCAGCAGTTACTTCTGCGGAAACTGAGGCGGCTGGTGCTTGCGCTCGTTGCGTTTTTGTTTCGACGGTTTTAGGGGCTTGAGTGCCAAGTGGTGCTCCAGTAGTTGCGGGGGTAGAAGAAACGCCTGCTGCACCCGTTGCAGCAGGCAAAGCGGCGGCAACTGCGTTTGATGCGCCGACAGGAGTAACAGGTTGTGCAGCGGGAATTCCACTACGTTGTGATGCACGGTCAACGATCCGCTGGATGATTGCAGCTACATTGCGGCGATCAGAATCAGTCTCAGCAATATCGAATACAGCCTTGGCCTGCCGTACCGCGCGGTTCTCCTCCGGCGTAAGGTCTACGCCAATCGGGATGGAGGGAGCGGCAATGGGGGCTGGCGCTGCGGGAGCCTCAGCCACTACGGGGGCTGCAACTGGCGCGGGTTCTGTCGCTGCTGGCTCGATAACTCCCATGGGAGCGGTAGGCAACAAATTCTCAACCGGCCCCGGCGCATCCCGTTGCGTGCTAGGTTTTCCCTGTGGGTATGCACCGCCGCGTGGGCCAATCATTTCCTGCTGCTGGGCCAGACCGCCGAATGCTTGCATGGCAAGGCCTTCGACACCAGCCTTTGTGCGCTCAGAAATCTTGTCGTCCGTCCGTACACGGTCGAACAACTCAGCGATTTGTGGCTGCTGTGCCGGATCAGCCATGTCTTTGCCAAGCAACTGGCGATACATAGGCGACTGCCGTGGCAACCCAAGCCCATCCAGTAGTTCCGCAGTAATACGTGTTTGGAAGCTAGGCTCAGCAGGGGCAAACAAGTCCCCTTGCTGCTCATCGACAAAAGGCGTAGGAGCTACGCCGCCACCGCCAAACAGGTCAATCTGCTCACCTTGGACGGGGGCTGGAGGGGCCATGCCACCACGGGTATCAAACAAACCGCGCTGGACAATTGGCTCAAACTCTGAATCTGCCAACGCCTGTGGCCTACGATTCTGAATCTGTGTCAGACGCTGCTCCGCCTGCGCGGGAGTCATCAGAACATTGCTACCGCCTGTGAGATCAGTTTCCCCGTCTATGCCTGTAAGCGGCTGGTCAGACGTAATAGTGCCATCTGGCTGGATGGTGACTGTGGGTTCTTGGCGTGTTCCGGCAAGCGAAGACAGGCCAGCGCGTATAGCGCCACCCCCGAGGAAACTCTTAGCTCCCGCAACGCCGTACTCACTCAAAGCCTCGGGGCTTGTAAGGTCAGCAGTCTGGCCGGATACGCCGTACCGCTCAAGCGCGGTCTGTGGAAGCTCTGTAACAAGTTCTTCGATACCGCCTCTGGCAAACTGTTTGGCTGCATTCTTTGTAAAACCTGTGCCGACTAAACGCCGCAAGAACTCAGTGCCTTCGCCAGCTACTTTAAGCGCTAAGCGCTCAGGCCCGCCAAAGCGCTCCAGCAGCGCCGCAGGGATGGTAACTGCCAGTGCGCGACCACGCTCGTCAATGCCCTTCTCGCGCTGCTCAGAGCGGATACCGCCGTAGGTTTGTGCAGCTACGGGTGCAAGACCACCAAGAAATCCACCAACAAGCGCACCGGGAGGGCCAGCGATAAGACCACCCGCCAATGCACCCGCCGCGCGACCACCCAAGGCCAAGCCCACTTGCGGGATTACTTCGCCGACAGCCTCACGAGTCGTGGTAAATGGGCGAGACAGCACATCGCCAAAGGAGCGAATTTCGCTTGGGTTGCGTTGCACCACACCAGTACCGTACTGTTCAACGGCACCGCCAATATCTTCAGCACCTAGGTCACGCAAGGTAGAACCAACACCAGACACAAACTGACCAGAAGCCCGTGCAATATCTGAGGTAAACCCCGGAGAGCTAGTTGGCCTAGTAGGCGCAGGAGCAGATGGAGCGTAGTAGCTATCTGGGAGAATACCCGAGCCAAAAATAGAAGTATTAGCCTCGGCACCACCAAGGCCACGTTTCTTCCGGTCAGCTGGCTCAGGCACTAGGCCGCTAAAGTAGTCCATCTATATTCCTCATGTAGCGCCATAATGGCCCTAGTTTAGCGGATATTGCGCTCAAATCTTTGCAGCGCAACTGCATCAGCTGTTGGAAGTTGGCTACGAACAGCGTCATACTTACGGCTCATTTCAATGGGGCTGAGTACCTTAGAATCCTCCGCAAACTGCGTTGACAAAGCCTGTTGTTTCTGCGCCGCTGCGGCAGTAGTAGCCCGTTGCGTAACCAGACCCTGTTCCCTAGCTGCCGCAGCCCGACCTGCTGGGGAATTAGCTGGAGGGACATACGCAGCGGGAGCAGCGGCAGGAGCAGCTGGGGCAGCAGGAGCAGCAGGGACGAAACTAGGCGGCAGAGTGACACCAGCTTGCTTCGCCAAGCCAACAATAGTTTCATCGCCAACCCCAGCGTCTTGCAACTGTTTAATAGCAGCTGGCAAATCGTTTTTAGAGTTTGCTGTTTTTAAGCCTCTAACGATGGTTGTATTACGCTGCTTCAGGGCTTCACCTTTAAACAACTCAGTAATTGCAAGCTGTGCCTCTGCTAGTGCTTTTGGCGAATCATTTCCCTTAACGCTAGCAGTAATAGCTTCCAGCCGCGCAGCAGCTTCTGGGGACAACTTCTCCTGCTTAATACCGGCCATAGCCCTAACGTCTTCTGGAGATACTTCAATACCGAGTCTTCCCAGTGTTGCAAGATTTTTCTCGATAGAGCTTTTGCCAGCATCCCTAGTTTGCGCGTCAGAAGCACGAATGGCAGCGCGGTCTCTGTCCATAGCCAGTTTGTTTTTCTCCAAATTCATCGTGTAGTCAATAATGGTTGCAGGCGATACGGCAGCAGTGTTCAAGTATTTTATGGTCTCAGCCTCGTTGCCAGAAAACACGTTTGGTTGAATTACTTTACCAGTGGTGGTGTCCACACGGTTGAGTGATAGAGCGCCACCTTTGCCTCGAATTATTTCAAAGTGCGAGTTGGGGTCAAGATCATTACTCTCTTTATGAGCCTTTAACAAACCATCTAGCCCTTGATTTTTAACCAGTTTCTCGACTCGCTGCGCAGACGCTTTAAACTCTTGCTCGGCAATCCCAGTGAGATTTGACGCAACTTTAAACTGCTCTTCCACGCCCATACCCAACTCCTGCACTTTGGTATTAATAGCCGTAAAGTCAGCTGTTGGGTTCTTAGAACGCCATGAGTTAAAGTCGTCCATGCGTACTCTTGCCGCCTGTGTCCTAGTCGCGTCTTCGATCTGCAAGCCTGTAAGCGTTTGCCGCGTTGAGAATTCCTGCCCCGCTCGGAGTTCGCCAGCTGCGGCTCGACCTTCGGCGGCAAGAGCACGTTGTTGTTCATACGCTCGAGTTTCCAGCGCATCGGCTTTCTCAACGTCACCATACCGGCGATACACACCCGCAAGGCCTTCGGCTCGCAGTGGGGCGGCAGCTTGACGGGCTTCTTGGCGGGTGGCGAAGTTCTGAGCACCGCTGGCTACAGAATAGTCAGGGGCTTCCAAGCCGATACGGCGGCTTAGCTCAGACATTGCAGGGGTGTATTGATCGAGAACTCGTTGACGTTCTTCAGGACTAGCTTGTTCGCCTAATGTTTGCAAGGCTTGGTCACGAGCACTGATGACTTGTTGTAGATTTTCACTAAGGCCTTGACCATAAGCGCCTTCAGTGACGTTGTAGCGTTCGGATTCTTGCGCTAAGTCTCTAGCTTTTTTGGCATCAGCGATACCTTCAAGCCCTTTGCCGATGTTGTTCCAATTTAGGCGCATATTAAATCTCCATCATTTCTACACCAATCATGCCGTAGTTGACTGACTTGAAGCCATTTGCATCTGTAAAGACTGCTTCTGGCATAACTGCTTCAACTTCGTCCGCCATGACGCCACGGAACTTTTTGCCCGGCAAGAATGTGTACTCGTATTCGTACAGGTTAAAGCCAGACACTGGATCAATGCCAGCAAGTTCAACATTAGTTTTGAGGCGTCGGTCAGAGAAAGCTGTATACGCCGCTGCGCCGCCCTTCAAAAGACTGCCGATATCCAGCCCTTGTTGCGCCATGCTAGCGTTATACATAGAAGTCTTTGATTTAAGAATATCGCCGTACGTATTACCGGTAGAGGTAAGCCCAGCCATGTACTGGTTACCGGGAGCCATAGACGAGTTGATACCTGCTGAACCAGCGCCAGTAGCAGCGCCGTAAGCCGCAGTAGATGCGCCAGCAAGGCCGCGTCCAAGACCAACGGCATCTAATTTTCTAGCGTAACCTATTTGCTCAGCCCTATCGCGAGCACCCGTCATAGCACCAGCGCGTGACGAAGCAAGAGCAATGGCGTTCTGATTCTGCATAGCCATGGCGTTACCAGAGCCGGGGCCTACACCTCGGCGGGCCAAGTTACGAGAAGTCATACCCTCGGCAGTACCAAACGCCCTAGCAGTATCAGCAGCAGCCTGTGAAGCAAGTCTTTCTCGATTTGCTTCAGTATCATATTCTTGCGCCTGCGTAACAAGCCCTTGCTCTAGCGGCCTAAACGTCTTTTGCTGATAGTCGTAGTAATCCTGCGCCTGCTTCATCTGTTGCTCTTGGGAAGCCAATTGCTGATCTGCAACGCGCTGGGCAATAGGTTTCATCTCGGCGTATTGCTGCTTGGAGAAATCCAGCTGCTCTCTGCCGAGTGCTTCCATACCGCTATAGTCTGGTGGTGGTGGACTAGATTTACCGCCCATAATTTACTCCTTGCGCAGCCATCTACAGGTATCAGGCCGCATTACCAAAATGTGCATATCGGCACCGGGGGCACCGTCTTTCATTACGAACTCTTCCTCAAACCCTAGGTGTTTGTCGAATTCTAGTATTTTAGGCTCATTTGATGGAACCATGCCAGTCAATCTTTTTAGCTTGCAGTGGTTAAACGCATAATCACATACGGCTCGGAACAGCCAAATAATAGCTTTGGTCTGCTTTGCGATGGCTATATGGCATGTAGCGTTTGCGCCGTTAAAGTTGTTGATTACCACTCCAGCCAAAATATGTTCTCCATTAACTACGCCTATTGCGTGATAACTACCCCAGTCCGCCTTCTGGTTAACTTGCGTGGCAACCCATGCGCCGATACGTTCTGATTGGTCATAGATTAGTTCTGCCATGGCTTAGTTTATTGCAGTCTGGCTACGACGGCGTTAAGGCGTACGATAACATCGGCCAGCGTAGCTGTATCAGGCAAAGGGCTAAGCCGATTCACATTTCGAGCTTGGGCTGTAATCTCGTCGATATTTTGTTTCATGGACGACAGTGCCCGGTCTAAGTCGGCCTTACCTGTCAGCACTGCGGGGATAGCGGCCTTGGTCATGCAGATGTCCTAGACAACTCTTCGACAGATTCAGCCACAGTTACGTTGTACACATCGACAGAAGCATTTAAGCCTACGGAATACACATCGCTGCTAATGTTAGCGGGGAGCCTAAAGAATGTAGAAGAAGTTACGTTCTTGGTGAACACGGGAAGCTCGTTCGCGTACAAAGTAAATTGCACCCTACGCGCAGTAGCCAACTCAACTGGGACAATGTAGCTACCATTAATTTCCATCGCCAGCAGTTCAGCCCCGTTTAAATGTCCAGCAACTGCGTCAGCGCCTAGGGCAATAAGCGCCTCATTGGCTGTAATCTGGCTGGTATCCACTGGCACGATGGCGCTAAAGTCAGCGTGAATTTGCGCGGCTGCAAACTTTACAGGCACGGGAAACTGCATGGCAACGCTTTGCCAGTCACTCTCGTAGTAATGCCCGCTGTCAACGTCCCACTCATACAATTTCTGGCCTTTGGCAATGTACAGTTTGCCGTCCAACTCGTTGCGGTACAGAGCGTCTGCGCTTTCGTCTACCTCGGTCACACTGTCAGGAGACTCAATATCTAGCACCAACATGCGGCTTTCCAGCTGCCCTGCGTAATACGCGTAATACCTGCCATCGTGGAACGTAGCATCGAACGTAGCTGGGTTAAGCAGAGTCCACTCTTCCTCACGGTACAGACTGCGTGTAATGCACCGAATCTGCTGGGGAGACACAAGCCACAGGCCGTCAAAGCTGGGGTACAGCGCACCGCCGCCAAGGTCTACGACACCGCGTTTAGCCACGCAAGGGGCGTAAGTGTCAAGCGTACTACCAGACATACCTTCTGGGTCTGAGCCTGTGTACAGAATAGGATAGGTCTCTGTCAAGACAATAACAGAGTTACTGGCGGCAATGGCGGCAACGCCCACACCAGCAAACGCGTATCGGTTGCGCACCGGCCACGAGTACGGCATGTAAGGGTCGCTAAAGCACAACTCATTGCCAGCAACGCCAGCCAAGCACCCGTTGGGCAGGCTGATAAGACTGGTCAAGTTTTTAGGTGGCGGAGAAGAATCTGCCGTGGGCAACTCTTCACCCAGATCAGCAGCAGCCACAGTATCGTTAAATGTTGTAGTTGCTACAGCAACTTCGCCCACGTACAAAAACAAGCCGCTAGTGCCGACTGTGCGGTAAATGCGCTTGACCATGCCGGTAGTGTTGAACGGCGCGTTGCGTGCCCACGCACCGCCAGAAGTGTATGTCTGCGCTGTATCCAGCGACACAGTGACGCGGGTGTTCGTAACATCAACCGACTGCACGCGAAATGAGCCGTTAAGACTTGTCATCCCAACCACGCCAGAGAAAGTCAGCGTGTCGTACTGAGCGATGCCAAAGACGCTGTTGAGCGTTACCCGCACTGTGTTAGAGCTTATGGTCGAAGCTGCGGTAATGGTTCCAGAATTGAGAGGCGCAGTTTGCAGCGCAGTCAAATTCCACGTAGCGTTAAGGTACGTCGTGTACACAGTAGACGGAGGAGACGGGGGAGACTCTTCACCGAATGTAGTGACGTACGTATATACGTAAGACCGAGACTCAGTAGCACCGCTACCGCCTGTATGCGCGACCGTAGGAGCTACCGTAGGAGCAGCAGTCCCCAGCGAATACCATGCAGTTGGGTATGGAGTCGATGAAATAGAAAGCGCATAGGTAGACATGCGCGGCTCAAACGACTCACTGGAGAAGTAGAACCTGCCGTCTGGGTCGTTGGCGTTTGGCGATGGGACGATATTTACGTCTTGTGCCCAAGTAAGCCAGTTGTCAGCATACGCGCCGCTTACAAAAGCTCTGTACCTATAGACTGTTTCAATGTTGAGGCTAGTAGAAAACACTTGCCCGATGCCAGCAAGTGGGTCAAGACTGCCAGATGTTATCTTGCAATTTAGCGCACGGGTTGCGTGATTAGGCGTAAGCAGGCGCTCGCTAATACGAGGAATCTGCCCACGGAACGCTTTAATGTTTACAGCAACCATTGTGCGGCCTTATTGTTTAAGCAGTCCGGTTCCACACATAAACCACAATGTACGGCTGAAGGTTGGCGTTAGTGCCAGACACGCCAGCAGCATTAACTGTAGTAGACGAAGAAATGTTGGCGTAGCCAGTGGTGGTTGCTGTGTACGTTAAACCCTCCCACGCTTGAATTGTTGATCCTGTTACCGCAAAAGTTTGCGCCCTAAATGCAGAGGCATGAGTGTGTCCAGAATCAGAAGACGATGTTGACGCTGAATGGCTATGAGAAACCACAACTGCATCAGCAGAGCCGCCTGTAGCGCCAGCAGCGTATCCGCCGCCATTACCAATTAAAACGCGCCCAGCGCCAAACGCCACCCAAGTACCAACCCAAAGATGTTCCCGGATTGGTTGCAGATGTGCTGGTGTAAATAGACCCGACTGGGTGCAACGCTGCAAGCGCAGCCTGAACAAACGCCGTGGTGGCTAACGCTGTAGAACTGTTGCCAAATGTTTGGGTAGTGGCGGTAGTTGCGCCCGTAAAATCATTTGTCCAGTAAAGCTGTTATTGCCAGTAAAGCTGTTATTTCCAGTAAAGGTGTTGTTCTGGCCGGGAAAATCCAAGGCTGCTTGTACGTCGACGGCTGTGACGCGAAGTCCGACCACTGCACCGGCAACAAACGCCAGCGCAGTTGTGCCGTCGTAGCCACGAATGACGTTTGACAAAACACCGGAGCCCGCAGTGCGCGTGCGAACAGCCACAATTTCTACAGCACCCGAAGAGTCTTGCAGCGTAACCTTAAACCAGTCGCTAGCGGACGGGAGAGACCCAGTGCCTACGTTTGCTACAGGAAATAAATCGGCTTTAGCCGACTCAATCACAATTGAAGTAACAGAACTGTTGATACTAGAGACCAATAACGCTCGGGCGTTATTCTTAAACTGTTGTGCCATATTGTGCTCCTGCGATAGTGTTCATTGTAACTGTAGGCTGCTTAAGTGCCAAGTACCTCAAGCGCATGTGCGATGTGTTTCTTGCGGTCATCTAGGCCGATTGTCCCACCATTGATCTTTTTGGTCATGCCCTCGATATTGCCAGCATCAGCAAAAGCGTTGAGCCTGTTCTTATCCCAGAACCAACCAGCTGTCAAGGCTGCGTACTTTGGCTGTAACACCAGATCAGGGGTGTTAAGCAGGTCAGCCACCAAAGAATCGCCAGCCAGCGTGTAGTTTGATTTTCCCGTCAACTGGATCAGGCCACGCCCAGAGTACTTCCAGCCATCCCCCGATGCTTCGTCGCCATTGCCCATGCGGTCGGCGTAGACTTTGTTTGCGATCTTCTCGGGGTTGCGATGGTACGGCGTTGCGCTTTCTTCCGTGGGGAACCGTTTAGGCCATGTAGCGCACAACCCCTTGGCGCTGTAGTTCAGGTTTTCTCTAAGCGTCTTAAAGTTACCCGATTCATGCTGGCACTGGCCGATAAACGACGCCATACGTGCAGGGGTAGCCATATCGTAACGGGCAAACACCTCGTTTAGCGGGTCAAGCCAGTCAGCCAAGAGCCCTAGTTCCTGTACTTGTGCAGCCGTTATCATTTGTTGCTCCTCATGTCGGCTAATTTCTCAAGCGTTCTGCCACCGAAATACGCACCCATTACAAGCATCCCCCACTGCCCAAGCAGCGTAACGTAAGACTCGGAAATCTTAAATCCAAAGCCGTCCAGAATAGCCAATGTGAGGTACGCGGTCAGGATATACACCAAGGTCATTGGACGTACGTTTTTAGACAGCCACGAATCTGAGGACATATCCGCAGTCCAGCGGTCTGTGGTGTTTTCCTGCTCGGCTTTGAAAAGTTCTGTCTCATTCGCCATTTTCGCCAAGTCGCCGTTTTGGGCAAGCGTAGCAAGTTCCAATTGCGCTCGTGCTTTGGCCTCCGGGTCAGGGATTAACTTATCAATGATTTTGCCGCCTACTTGCAGCAGTCCTGCGATGTCAAACATGGTTTAGTCCTTTCCGGTTAGGCTTTTAAGGGGGCTTTTTACAGGGTTTTTTTCTTCCAAAATTGCAATGTGCATACGGTTCTCTGCAATCTGGTCACGGTTGCGTTGGATTTCTTTTTCCAAGTCCTGCCGTAGTTTTTCACGGGCTAACTCTGCCCCTGAGTTTGGAGCTTGCCTGTTGTCGGACGTGACGACGAGACTAATTTTGCTGTTGAGTATGGTGACTTCATGGGACAGGTTTGACAGCGCAGACATAAGGTAGACCACGCAGCTAAATAAAAGTGGCAGTAGCGCAAAGGTTATTTTTTCAATCAGTTGGCTCTTTGCTTCCATGTTCTGCATTTTTTCGTCGCTCATAACTTTCCTTTCATTGATATAACACCCCAAGCCACCAGCATAAATATGGCAGCAGCTACCAAGATACAAAGCCCCATTGTGATGGCCTCGTCTATCTCTTGCTTGCGGTTTTTAGCCGCTTTAGCATCTAGTATCTCCTGTGTTCGCCTACGCTGCACAATCGAGTTGCGCTCCAGCAGAATCTGACTCCAAAGCTGGCTGTGACCCTGATTGATAAAGTGCCACTTGAGTTCTTCTTCAGCCCGATTCAGTTCATGCAGTTGCATGACCGTGGACATTGCTTGGCTGGTGTCTGAACTGTATTTCTTCTTTGGGTCTTTAACCGCTTCCTTGGCTACTTTTTCCTTAGCGTCAAAAAACTTCATCACGTCATTCGTGATGCCCTGCACATCCTTACCCATCTTGATGGCGGCTTGGATGCCTTTAATGGCTCCTTGGGCGACTGCGAAGGCCGTTATGGGATCAATCATTTTTTAGGCTCCAGCACCCACCGGCAGACTCTGCCGTCCTTATCTAAAAACTCATTGGCTCCATACTTCTCGCTTGGCAGCACAACGCGGCACACCAGCACGATTTTTGTATCCGTGTTGGGCCACGGTATCTGTGCTGATGCAAGTAAGTCAATCACTTGAACCCATGATTCTTTGCAAAATCAAACACGATGTAAGCCAGCCCAGCCAATGCAGCCCATACCAAGCCGCCCAAGGTCTTCTCAATGATGGCCTGACGCAGTTTGATTGACTGCTCCTGCTTTTCTATAGCGAGTTTGACCCAGCGCACCTCATCGTCAGATAGGTTAGACGATGCTCTAATTGCCTCGGCAATATCGGCAACGAGTTCAGCGCGTTCGGATTGGTTCATGTTATTCGTCCGCAGGTAGTGGTGTGTTTCCGAGCGCAATCCATGCTAGGTAGGCTTGGTAGTCTGTGTTGTCAGGGTCGAAGGGGATACAAGCGTTATCTGACAGGCGAATGACGTATTGACCAACAAGTGTGTTTAAAAGTTTATACATCATTAAAGCTCCGAATTTGCTGTGAAACCACCGCCAAGGAAAGTGCTGCCAGTTGTCACATAGTAAGTTATAGAATTGAAAGGAGTAAAAGTTCCAGCTTCACTGCCAGAATAAGTACTTCCAGTACGAACCATTGTTGGCGTAGTTCTTTTTGGAACAACAAAACTTCCGCTAATTACATTTTGATTTGCAAAAACAATTGCGCCTATTTCGTAATACCGTTGGCAAAGCATAAATTCAGTGCCATACGGGCGGTAGTCAAACGATGTGGCTGTGCTGCCTTTTTCAAGTTGAACGCCTGTGATGTAGAAGGTGGCTCCGTTTGTGCCGACTACGCTGGTTGCGCCTGTGGCTGAGTCGTATTCTGTACCAGCCCAAGCACCAGCGGTTCCTGAATATGTAGAGCCAACACCTAATCCAATAGAGATGTAAAGACCAACACCGTTTGTAGTTAGCCAAGTCCCCGATGTATCTCCCGCAATAGTTACTGATTTTTGCTCCCATGTATTTGCGGAAGAAATTGTGTAACTAAAAGGATACGAGCGAGTATATGCACTGTTTCCAATTGACCCGCCAAATGTTCCTGTTAAAGAACTGCGCACCCAAAATGACAAGGTTACTGAAGCCGCGCTTGCAGTCCCCCACGCAAAATCTGAGATATTTAAGCCTTCAACCCGTTGGACAATTTGAAACAAATCGGTGCTACTTATGGAATATGCCGAACTTGATGTAACTCCAAGATAGTTAATAAATCCAGCGGGCGGCGTTACCGAACCAGCATTTTGCTGGACTGTAAATTTAGAAGCTACTGAACCATACGCAAACCATCTATCAAGGGTATATTGAACGGCAGTAGTTTGAGTAAATGAAGCTGTACTACGCTGACTTATTCCCATCGCGCCGTTGATGATTCTGTTTCTAAAAGATACGTTGTTTGCGCCGCTTTGCGCTATGTTGACGGCTAGGGTCATGCTAACTGCTCCTGCGTTGGTCGTGCATAGGTTGGGTGTTCCCACTTGGCAATGTAGTCACCCTTGCCGTCAGAGTCGTTCTGCAAGAGGATGGTGGTCATAAAGTCTTTGTCTTCCAAGGAAGGGTACAAAGATTTAATTTTTTCTGGAAGTGTCATCATGCGCCCCTTACTAAACAACCAGACATGTAGGTGGAAATTGAAGTAGCACCGCCATTAACAGTTAATGTTCCTGTTCCGGCCAAATTAGCATACAGTTCAATGTAATCAGTAGTTCCGTTTAAATAAACCAATGAAGAAAGGCTTCCATAGCTGCTAGTTCCAGCATATGGCCCATAAATAGCTATTGAATCAGAAGTCCCGTTTTTATAAATCTGTACCCAGTTATAAGTAAGACTGCCAGTTCCCGCTGCCCCAAGAGTTACATTAAATTGATAATATCCAGCTACTTGTGGAGTAAAACGATAATTTGTAGTGCTATCAAAAGCACTAGCAGTATCAAATGTTTCAGTATTTAAAGTAACTTTTGTTGCTACACCGGATGTTACCGTTTGATTGGCAGTTAAATATACCCTGAACGCAGGGCCAGTACCAGCCACGTTTGTACCCAAGTAAGTCTGAGTCAGGCCACCCGCACCGATGTTTGCCAAGGCAGCGCCACCAGCAATATAAGTCGAGTTAACCGCACCCGCCGTAGCAGGGATGGCATTCAGCACTGAACTGACCAAGAAGCTCTCTGTGACCACTGCATCGCCTACTGTGCAGGCGTTGTTTAAGACTACCGTTGTGCCTGTAGTGGCTACAAAGTCTGTAGATACAAGGCGTACCCCGTTCCTGTAAACGTCGATGTAGCCAACGGTATAGGAAGGCACACTAAATGATGTTTGGCCCGCTGTTGCGGTGAAGTTAGTTACGGTTCTGTAGGCTGTAGTCGTTACGCCACTGGCTGGGATGCCAAGGTATCTGACGCTGATGTTACTTGTGCCGCTTGGTGGAGCGGCTGAGAAGGTCAGGGTTGTGCCTGATACGGAGTATGTACTTGGGTCTTGGAGTACGCCAGTAACGGCAACAATGATGGATGACGTATTCGCAGGTGCGACCGTCATGGTGTAGGCTACAGTCGTTCCATCCCCGCTGAACGTATCGGTCAGGAAGGCTGCTGAGATTGGGGCGTTGCCGATGTAACTCATGCTGTGTATGTCCCAGAGGCTGTGAAGGTGTGGATGGTGTACCCGCCCGAAGAGGTTACTGTTCCGCCTGTGCCACGTTGTGCGCCAGAGTAGCGAATAATAACGATACCAGAGCCACCAGTACCTGCGCCAACATAACCCGCTCCGCCGCCGCCGCCGGTATTGGTTGTTCCGCTTACACCAGTTCCAGAAACTGCGCCGCCGCCAGCGCCGCCACCACCAGAACCGCCAGTACCAGCACTTGATGTTTCAGAACCGCCGCCGCCGCCCCCTGCACGAGTTACGGCAGAACCTGTGATTGACGAAGAAACACCAGCGCCACCATTACCACCACTCGCTGAAGACGATGCTGGAGAAACGCCAACAGCACCTGCGCCTCCACCACCGCCACCGGGGTAATTAGGGCTGCTATATGAGCCAGAAGCGCCGCCAGCATATCCTTGAAGGGAAGTTCCAGAACCGCCAGCGCCTAAGTTTTGACCACCACCACCACCAGAGCCACCAGATAGTCCTGAGTAGGGGGCCACACTCGAACTTGCTCCACCACCACCACCAACTGATGTGATTGTTCCAAATAAAGAGTCAGAGCCGCTGGTTCCCTTTACGGTTGAACCTGATGAGCCAGCTCCGCCAGCGCCAACCGTCACCACATAAGCGGAACCAGAGTTAATGGTTAAAGTCGTCTCTGCGCTTCCGCCACCACCGGATGACTCTCCAGTTACAGATGAGCGGTACCCGCCTGCGCCGCCGCCGCCTGCGCCGCCATAACCGCCTCGACCCCCTCCGCCGCCACCAGCGACAACCAAGTATTGAACTGAATATGGAATTCCGTCACTAAATGAAACCCATGCCGCCACCGTAGCGCTATACCATTCAGGGGAGCCAAGAGTTGTGTTAAACCCCTGCATCCCGTTAAAAGGCGAAACAGGGCGCGTAGCCGTAGTCCAATTGGTAGGCCCAAATCCGTTTGAGTTTACTTGGCTGATAGCCATATTAAGCCCTTGTTACTTCTTTCCAAGACGTAGTTGTCTCATCCCACTCGTAGACCTTATCGTCTGTTGGCATCGGTGTCGGTGCGCCCCATAGACAAGTCTCATCGTTTAGCACCCAGCTTGCAAACGGCTTTGGTGGGATGAATGCGTCTTTTATGCGGTCGTAGGAGTAACCAATACCTGCGTAGTTTTTACGCAGTGGAGTACCGCCGTTACGGTGCTGACCGCCGTGCGTGTTGTACGAAGTCTGAAGCCACTCACCGGGGCTTGAGTCCACGAATGTTTGGAAGAACTCAGGTTCAGCAACAATAACTTGTGTGACCTTGCCGTCTACTACTTTTGCAAAATGCGACATTTTTTATCCCTTTGGGTACTTGGCTTTAACCGCTAGGCAGTCGGCAATGTATTTGTCAATCTGCGCTTGGTCGCCCTTGACTACCCCATCAAGGTAGTCGGTGTATGGGGGGTACTCTGGAGTGCGTTTGTCTTTGTAGGCGTTGGCATCCATGTAGGCTTGAACAGCAGCCGCGTCATATATGACTTGATTACCCGCTTCATCAAACGCATCATCACCTCGTGTAACCACAACCTGCGGATACAAAACTCGGATAGCAGTAGTTTTAATCATCCTGCAATCTCCATCAAAGTAAGTGTCGATAGATGTGGATACCCGGTGTAATTAATTGTTGGATAAGTAAAAGGAGACGCAGAGGTGGTTGTGTTGAACTCAATGGTATACGTTGTCGATGAAGTTGTAGCTGGTGAGTCCAAGTAACTTAAAGAAATTGGATAACTTAGATCAACAATTGCCGTTACATTATTTGTAAGCGTATCTGTCATCAAAATAGTCCCAGAATTTTTATTTATGCGAATACCCGCTTGTAAACCATTTGAAGAGCCAAATCTAATAGGAGAGTAAGTTAAAATTAAAATTTTGCTTGTACTACTTGTAGGTGTAATAGCTTGCGATAAACCTGTTGAAACAAATGTTGCAGACGAATTAGATGTTTGTGTTGAAGTTGTCATTTGCACCACTTGCAGTACAGAACCCACTGGTAACCTTGCTTTTGGCAATGTTCCAGTTGAAAGATCAGTCGCAGAGCCAGAAGTTGCAACCGTGGCAAGACCAGATACGTTTGCCGAAGGTACTGCCAATGATGCCGATAATGAAGTTGTGGTAACAGTGCCCTGACCCGGTGCAATCACCTGAGTTATTGGGCTTGTGTAATACACATAAATGTTGTTAGTCCCGCTCAACGGAGCAGACGTAAATGTTATGGTGCTACCACTAACCGTGTATGCCGAACTGGGGTTCTGGGCTACGTTGTCAATCGTGACTTGGACTTGGGCCACAGACGCAACTGGGCGAGACAGTGTGAATGCCGTGGCAGAGCCTGTACCACTGAAGTAATCAATGGCTGGCGTGAAAGCCTGTGTGGTGTTGGTGTTGCCTATAAAAGCCATCAAGCAATCTCCAGCAGGGAGCAAACGACATCCGCAGACGTTGCTGCCGAAGTCACAACAAGCAGCACATCCGTTGGCTCAAGCACAACCTTCTGGTCGCCACCCACAATGACAAGCGAACCGCCCACGGGGACAGTAGCCGTCTTAACCAAGTAGTAGTTCACCGCGCTGGAGGTGATGTACGCATCGCAGGTAATAGGAGACGCCGAAGTGTTGGCTATCGAGAACCCGATGATGGTGGTCTGCGTTGAAGCTGGGCAGGTATAGACCGTAGCGGCGGATGTGCCTACGTTTTTGCTCAGGAAGTTTTTAAATGTATTAGCCATGATTTATCCTAACGCAATTGCAAGAGCTACGGCTGTTCCCGCAGGGTCTACTTGAAGATTAGTTTGGGCACCAGCCACTGTAGTAGCGCCTGTACCGCCATTAGCTAATGGAAGTGTTCCAGTTACACCCGTAGATAAGGGTAAACCCGTAGCAGAACTTAGTATCGGCGCAAATGATTTTTCCCACAGGCTGGTGCTGGTGTTGTAGACCAGAGTCTGTCCATTGCTCGGGGATTGCGCCGACACGTTGTGCAACTCATCCATCTCGTAGCCGTTTTGCACCTTGACCAGTAACTTACCCTGAGTCGGATGGGCATGGGCAACCACCGCCATATAGACCAAATGCTGTGGTGCATAGGGCTTGGTGGCCGTCAAAGTTCCTGCTGTAGTTGGGCTGAGATAAAGCTGCGCCCCGTCCGTAAAAGCTGATGTATTAATGTTGGCGAGCAAGCCGATGATAGTTACGTAGCCATTGGCGTTGTTCGCTAAGTCAGCCGTAATTAAACCCAAGGTCTGTGCGGATGTGGCGTCACCTGTTGCCAAGGCTTTAGAAACCGTCGGCGTTTGCCCCGTAGCCCCAGAAATATAGACCGCCGTGCCCTTGGTTAGAGTCGCGCCAGTGGTATTGCGCACTTGCTCAACCAGTACAGATGCGGGGGAGGTTAGTGAAACGCTAAGGTCTAGCGACGCCCCGGTTCCAGTTATAACAACAGAGCCGTCCGCAGACGCAAGCGTCTCAACCTTCTCTAGATTGAGGTTGTTAAAGTTGGCATCGACCTCCGCATTGGTTAGCGGAGTTCCTTTAACCGAGCGAAGAACAATGGTTGACATTAGCTAATCCTTAGCTGACGGTGATTGTCCAAGTTATGCTCATCGCGTCTGCCGCGCCTTTGTTGACGACTGAGAAGACAGTGCGGCAGAGCATTGTACCCGCGCTAGCAGCGTTGAACACACCTGCCTCTGTAACAGCGCCAGTGCCTGTTCCGGCTGGAAAACTTGCTACGTACGTAACAACATTGGTCGATGCAGTGCCACTGGTTAGCGCAACACGCGAACTACCAATAGCAGTCTGCAAAGTAGTGTCGCCAACCGCTGCGGCTGTAGTCCCGGTGCCTAGCTCCATGAACCCCATGACAGTGGCCGAAACCCCAACCATGCGCGAAGCAATAAATGTTTTGCCTGCTGTGACAACAAGATTTTTTATTTCTCGGGTATCAGTTACAGTTCCATCCGCACCGATGATGTCAATTTTGACATCGCCCGTGATTTTAATAGCGTCGTTTACCATAAAATACTCCTACTTAAAAAGTTCTGGATTCCCCGACATAATCTTCGGCAAAATAGGTCAGATCACAATATCCTTGAGAGGTGACTGTACCACTGTCTGCTAGAGAGATCAAGTCTGAAAGCCCCTTGGCGTTATCCACCACAGAGCTATCTGAGGCTGAAACTGTGTTGTTTGTGAAATCAGCGAAAGAAAATGTCGGCCCTGCGGCGTCTGACAAGTCGTTTAACGCAAAAGAATCAGTCAGAGCCTTGTCTATTGAGAGCGCAGACGTTTCACTTGCAGCGACCGTATCTGAATAAGCTGGGCTAACAAGCAGCGTATTGTCATCTGCCAAACTAGCCGTATCTGCAAACTCGCGGATAAAGATCAAGACCGTCAGCACACTGTCACCCATCGTGGCCGTGTCGGCTAAAACTTTGTCAGCGCTTAAAGTCGTGTTGTCAGTTGCCGCAAATGTATCAGCGTCTGCTACTTTGGCTGTGCTAAAGCTGGTGGAATCAGCAATGTTAAAGATGTCAGTGGTGTACTTAAACCGGCCCGTTGTATCTAAATACGCTCCAACTACAAGAAGGATATACGCAACATTGACAACTGGGTACGCACTGGTAATACCTGCTATCGGGATAACTGTAGCAACGCTCGCCCTCAGTCTGACTGAAGAGGACGCCGCAGAAATGCTATTCCCAATAATTTGTGCAGGCATTAAAAATCACTCCGCACCTTGAATTTCAAAAGGTCATAGACAGTCTGAATCTGGCCGTCCGAAAACGTAATCTGTATCTCACCCTCGTAGTCACCAGCGTCGCCGGTTAGCATTTCAGGCGCAGAAGCGGGGTAGAAAACAACGACCCCATTGGGGCCATCGGTTACAACACCCGTAACTGTTGCTTGCAAAGTCGTAGACCCAGCGGCGCGGAACTTCAGCAAAACCGTAGCGCCTGTCAAAGCAACGATTGCACCAGTCGTGTCGTCTGTGATTGCACAGACTACTGCTGGGCGGGTATCGTCCTGAACTAACCTAATTTTTTCAGTCATGGTGTTTCCTCAAGCAGCAGGGCGCTGGCGTACCATAAGATGGACACCGCGAAAATCTCGAATACGTGCGTTGGTAATAGCGCGTTCGTACAGACCCTTGTGCATGCCAGCCATGGTTATATCAGACCACTCCTTACCGGGGATCATAGCCAGCTGCGCAATGGCACCACTCACAATAGTGTCTGCAAAAGTTTCGTATATCCAGTCCTCAACACCCGTACCAGAGCGGTTTGGCTTGAGTACAGCGTATACCTTGAGGGTTGTGCGGGCTTCCGGTGTAGGAAATACTCGGATGCTGTTGTCGGCGTAAATCCAGTATTCGCGTGGTTCGCCAACCTCATCCAGTTTTTCAGCACCAATAATCCGCAAGTCTGTGCGTGTCAATGGTGTCTCGTTGTACACCACTGAAATTACGCTTTCGACAAGCCCGGTGTCCGTGTCCAAGTCGTAGTCGACTTGATTGGGGGCTATGTAGATCGCGTCGATCTGTTCCCGCCACAAGTACGTACGGGCAAAGAAATCCGCAGCCGTAGAAGCCAGATACAAACGCATAGATGCGTTAAGGCATCCGGGCAGATGCGGTGAAATCAAGGGAATAAAATCATCCCAAATTTTAGCCATTACGCGACTCCCGGCTGCGAAGCAGCATTAGCTTGAGCAGATACGCCAAGCGAACTTTGAAAGGCTTGGAAATGGCCTACCGCACGGGCAGCATTACCCTGCTGCTCTGCGTCTTTCGTATAAGCCCGATACAGCATGTAGTCAAGCAGCGAATTAGCAAAAGAATCGTCGATGCGGATCACCTCTGCCGTAGCTGTGTTGCTAAGCTGAACATCAGACAGGGTGTGTGGCGTGGGTACTTGCGCGTAAGCTATTTCTAGTCGAGCAGTTGTCGTAGCTGGGGGGTAGACAAGAAATTCTTTTGGTTGCCTAGCGTCAAACATATACTTTTCGACGCTGACAGACGCTGTTTCCGTGTACCAACCTTTACGCTGATCGTCAAGTCCACGCCTGTCCACAAGCCGCACAGCGTACTTATTGGAAGTAGCAGCGGTGTTCCGCACGACAGAAATAAGGCGTGTCGCGTTAGGAAACACGGTAGTGATAACTTGGCGTGGCCCATCTACGCAAGCAAACTCGGCAGTAATGGTATTAGAGTCGGGGCGAACAATTAGCGTTTCACGATACCCGTCGTTTAACCAGTACTGTAGTTCCGACAATGACCATCGTACAGAATCCTCGTCTTGGAGGATTGTCTTTGCCCGTTCAATCAGGTCAACTACTTTTACGATAGCCATGGTTTACCTCACTTTTCAGGCGCTACTTCGCTTGATTCTACCGCAATAGACTCAACTACGGTAACAGACTCAACTACCGCAACAGGTTCGACTGGGGTTTCTTTTACTTTACGGGTGCGGCTACTCTTGCTCTCGGCTTCAGCCGCAGCTTCGTTAGAGTGCGTGTTAGCCAACTCTTGGCCCTCATCCGTATACACCCATTCGTCGCCATTCATGCGAGCCAAGATAACAATCTTGCCATCAACTACAGCGCGGGCTTTGTTTGCGAGAATTTCGCCATTAAGACGAGATAACAGGTCGACTACGTTCATTTGATACTCCAAAATGTAAAAGGGGCTCCGAAGAGCCCCTTTATTGTGCCACCGATTAAGCGCTAAGAACAGCGCCCCAGTTTTCACTGCCCAAGCTGATGTAAGCACCAGACATGTTAGCGGCCAAAGCCTTGGTTGCATTGGCAGAACCGTTGTTGATCTTGCCACCAGTGGCAGGATACACGTTCAACGAAGCAGCCGAGCTATTAACGATGTAGACCACATCGCCAACAGGACGCTCAGCAGGCAACATAACGCCGTCGGCGGCAGTGCCAGTAGTGACGAAATTAACAGCACCAGTCAGCGCAGTAGCACCGGCCTGAGTTTGCGTTGTACCAGCTGTAGCTGTGGCGTATCCGCCGATGCTACGAGAAAATTGAGTAGACATATTGATCTCCAAAAATAAAGATTAAAAATAGGGGCCGAAGCCCCCACTTATTAGCTGGCAGAGCCAACCTGAGCCATTACCAGAGCTTCTGGCTTGACAGTCTTGCGACCGTACACAGCCAAACCACGGACGATATCGCCGAAGTCAGTCTGGTTACGCAGTGGCTCGGTCTTGTTCACGGTCATGGCGAAGGACATTGCTGCCTTGGTGCCAGCCATCATGGTACGACGAGCCTTAGCGCTAGACACAGCACCGCCGGTAGCTGGGTCAGTAAGACCAGCAACCAGTGCTTTGCCAGCAGCGCCGCGTGGCAGCAAGTTGGACACGTATACAGTGAAGCGATCCAACATACCGATCTTGCCGCTACGGATGGTCGACTGAGCGTCGCCAGTGAAGTAGGCTTGAGCGATGTTAGATTGCATCAACAGGTGACGGTCAAACGGGCTGATAATTAACCAGCGGCCATCTTCAGGCACGTTCTGCTCATCCAGCACTGTGGACATACGCAAGATAACCTTTAGCACGTTCTCAGGCGTAGCTTGGTCGATGGGGGTAACGTCTGTGCCCAAGTTGTAGGCAGCAGAGATAGCACCAGCGGTAGCGCCTTCGTTAGCAGCGGCAGGGCCTTCGGTAATCAGATTGTTGAAGAAAACTTCGTTCTCAATCGAGATTTTCAACTGCTTAGCAGCGTCTTCGGTGAACATGTTCATCAGGTTCATGTCGGACTGATAAGACAGCACGTCGTTGACTTGCACGCCGAAGTACTTGCCCTTGTTCACTTGCATATCTTGGAAGATAGGAGTGGGGACTTCGTACGACAGGTTCTGACCAACGGTGTAGTCGGAGATGCTGATCGAAGGAGCCAGACGGATACGGATGGTATCGCCTTGATTCTTCAACTCGCCTTCGTAATCGGTGTTAGCGATTTCCGACAACATGGTGTTCTGGTAGAACTTGGCAAGCAATTTGCCAGACCACAAGGTGGGGATAAATGCACCGGAATACGAGGTACTCGTATTAAACGGGGCTTGGACAGGATAAACAGCAGCCATGATGGCCTCCTAAAAAGTTAAACAGGTTGGGTAGATACTTTGCCCACGGATTACGCAGTTACGCGACCTTCCATAAACGCTGCATCAATTTCAGCTTCAAGTTTCTTTGCCGCGTCGGTTTGCCCTCGGATACCCAGATCAGTAGCCTTGCGAAACATTTTTTCAATGTCTGCATTGGTGTACATCTTGCCTTTTTGTGAGTTAGGCGGGGTACTCGTAGCGCTCCTATTCGGCTGAATTTGAAGTTCAAGCTCGTTGGTTTTGTCGGCAGTGGGCTCTACGGAACTAATACTCTGTCTAAACAGACTTACGTAGTGTGCTACTCCTTCAGCGTCGCCTCGGTTGAACGCTTGCTGTGCAACAGAAGATCGTGGGGCTCGGAGCAACGGGTCAATTTCGTTAAGCCAGTTAATCCACTGGGGATCAGTGTTAACTGCTGCGAAATCCGGCACCATACGGTACAGACGTTGCTCAAAACCTGCTTCAGACACTTGAGTATCGGTACTGTTAAGCTGCTCTCGCAACTTACCATTCTCGGCCCTCATGGCGTCTAGCTCACCTCGAAACTCTGCTGCCACTTCGCGGGCAACTTTGCGCTGGACTTCAATTAAGTCCGAACCAAATGCTTCAACATCAGCATCAGTCACCAGCTTTTCCGCCACGGCGGGCTTTGCTTGCTCGGCAGGCTTGGTCTCTGCGGCTTTGCGGAGGTTATCCACTTGGGCCTTGAGATCACGCATGTCGGCGTGCAAACGAGGAACTTCGGCATCGTACATACCCTTAAGGGTTTTGTACTTCTGCTCCCATTTCTCTTCCGCCACGACTGGTTCAGTCGGTGTCGGCGTTGGCTCAACAGGTTTTGGCTCTGCGGGCGCGGGCTGTGGGTCTTGGGGAGGCTCTGCTGGCGTTTGGTTAGGCGCTGCGGGTGCAGGGTTTTGGCCTTCGGCTAGCTGCTTTTCCAGTGCTTCCAGTTCACGTAACTGAGCTTCTACTTGTCTTGGCAATGCCATTCAATTCTCCTTGGGCTCCAACTCTGCTTAGGGCTCCTACTTCGGTCTGCCGTCAACATAATGGTTTGCTCGGATTTACAAAAAATACGAATCATTTGATTCGCTCGAAAACCTCTGACGATTTTTCAACCGCTTCGAGGAAATCTGATAAGGCCTGAGCCTGACCTTGAAGCCGGTACAGTCGGTGTTGTTCTTCTACAACAACTAAGGAAAGTTTAATTTCCTCTAGCTTTGTTTTGAACAGCGCGAGTAGCGGCTCATTTTCTTGCAGCTTGCATCGTATTAACGTTTGCATGTGCTGCCGGTCAGGCTTTTGGCCTATAAAAATCTTCATGTGTTGATTCTATACAACAAATTGGTAAAAAGTCAAATACCGTTTGGTCTTGCAGAAATCATATTACCTTCACGGCCACCCACTTGACTGCCATCAGGCAACATATTCTTCGGGGCTGGGCCTTGTGTCATGCCGGGAGCGCCGCCTTGAGCAGCCCCTTGTAGCTCGCCCATCATGACATTTAACTGCTCTTGCAGTTGTGCGTTTTGCTGCTGCAAATTCTGCATAGCTGTCAAAGTTTGGCGATCAGGAACGATACGATTCACATTACCGGTCAAATTACGGGCCTGTTCACGCAGTAATTCAGCAGCGCCGTCCATACCAACGATCTGCTGAGCCACAGGGCTATTCAAAACGATCTGTAGGAACTCATTACGGCGCACTGCCTCGGCTTCCTTGATTACCAAGCTAGTAGCCCCCTTGGCAACAGCTTTAACGTCTCCAATGAGGTCTGGGTCTTTGCTGTAGCGCAGATTGTCTTGGTACAGGCGCTCAATAGACGGCACGATAACAGCGCGGTCGATGTTGCTGATAACCTGTTTAATACCTTTGCCAGCGTTCGAGATCAGCATGGACAAGCCAGACGACGTACGGCCAGCGCCCGGAGAGCTTTCTCCGGTCATATACCGTGGAATCATGGTGTCTTCGTCTGCACGGGCAGAGAATTTCTCAAACACACCCATCAGTTCGTTGGCGTTAGTGCTAGGCTGAAAGAATGTCAGTGGTTGCGAGCCGTCGTTAAACTCAGAACTCTGGAACTGCCAAATCTTCCATGGGTACATCTCTGTAATATCTTCGCCCGGTGGAAGGCGTGACACATTGACGCTAACTTGCGGCCCAGAGCTAATACCCATGTTATTAGCCAAACTGCGAGCAGCGGCGTTAACCATGCTTTGAGAATCACGGCATAGGTCAGCTACACCTTTACCAGCGACAGCGCCGGGGACTTTCTCATACGAGGTCACATAGTATGGTTTGCGGCCTAGTTGGTCATAGTTCAACACAGCGCGGATAACAGTAGAGCCTACGAGCCACACTTCACACGGGTAGTTGAGGTCTGGGTCAGGAATCTCTTTGGCCGACAGCCCCCAAGTCAACAGGTCTTTGCCCTGCACGCTGTCCCACATCTGTAGCGCGTCAATCAGGTCTGTCGTGAAAATAGTCTGCGTGGTGTCTTTTCCTTCGGCAACAGACTGAGCGCTGTCTGTCCAGAGCCACTCGTTTAAATTTCCAGACTCAAACGAATTAAGAACGGAACGAATAGCATCGTCGTTGTAGCCGGGGACACCGATCAACGCCTGTAGATCATCTCGCGTCATGCGATGGCGCTCTACGATAAAGCCCTCTTGAATATCTGAACACCACGGTGCCCAGTACAGCATGAAGGGGTCAACGCGCTCCCACTCATTGCGAATCTCTTCAGACGGAACTAACTCACCATTTTGCCAAGCCAAGGTCTTACGCTTGCGCTTAACCGGCCCTTTCATCACAGCGTACGGGAACGTCACAACGTCGTCCAAGAACGCGTTCAGGGCATCAGTCCAACCACCTTCAATAAGCTGGTCTTCCATCTTCAGTTCCATGCGGTCAACGCGGTCGTTGGCCTCTTCACGCAGTTTGCGCATCGCTGCGTCTTTCATCTGCATGGCTGCGTCACGAAGCTGCACTGGGTCTGCTGGCCCCATACCCTGCTCCATCTGCGCCTGCAACTGCTGCTGCATACTCGCCATAAGTTCTTGTATCAACTCAGGTGGAAGTGTGGGTTCTGGCGTAGCCTCAAGACTCCACGGCCTATCAGAGCCAATACCGAGCAAGGTATCACGCAACCAGCTGGTAGCAGCGCGGCACTTTACCGAGGTCAGCTGGATGTAAATCTCAGAGCCGCCTTGTCTTTTAATCTCAGCGAGTTTGTCGGGGTCGTACTCACCATTGCGCTGACGCAAACACTGGAGCATGCGCTCCTCAATTGTTCGCTTAGCCTCACGGGCAGATTCCCAGCGCTTGCGAGCGTGAGCAGCTAAACCCTGAATGACAGGCGTGGCCTGCATATCAGAATTACGTTTCTGGGACTCTCGTTCCAGATCAGAACTACGAGCGACGGGGATAAGCGCGATGCCTGTTGCCATAGTGGCTCCAAGAATAAATTAAATTTGATTGTACCCTTACAGGAGTGCTGGTCAAGTATAGGCGTAGCTGGACTTCTTTATTTCCCGCTTTCCCTGCTGCAAGCCAAACCCTCGGATATTCATGTCGATCACCGCGCACCCATACTGATTGGCGTCGTGAACGTGTGACCACTCGTTCTTGTCCGGCTTGTCTTCCATCTCTCCACTCTTCTTTACCTTGTACCGATAACCCGATCTATACCCCTTGATGAGCATAGTGCAGCGCGGGTCGATGAGATACATGGCCTTGCCTTCTAGCTGCTGAGTGAGCAGGCGCTCGACTGCCGCGATGCGTTTGTCAGGGTCATTGGTCGGCGGCTTAACACATTTAAAGCCTGCGTTCTTAAGCGCGTCCACCAGCGTCATCTCGTTAAGCTGCTGCTTCATAAACCCCGCTGGGTCAGGCGCAACGACGAACTGATACCCTTGGTAACTATTGGCGATGTGTGGGTTGAGTTTCGTGGTAATAAAAGTCTCGATACCCATGTTTTCGCTGGTAATCTCACTAAGCACCAGTACCCGACCGCGCGGGTCTCGCTGCATAAATACAGCCGATGGTGTGCGCCCAAAGTCCAACCCGATCGTTATCGGATAGTCGGCGTTCTGTATCGGCTTTATATTTTCTTTGGCAACGTGAAAGTCCGAGGTAAACGTCTTGTCGTACACCGGCAACCCCGAGAGGCTCTTACCCCATTTACCGTGGATATACACGTCGACCCAGTCCTCGCCCTTGCCCTCCATCAAGTCCTCGTAGTAGTGCGACGGCAAGTGCTGCACCCAGTCGGCCTCCTCCGACATACCTGACGGCTGTATCGTGACATGCACTTTTTCTGGGTCTGCGTTGGTAAGGTACTGTTCCCAGTGTGAGTCAAGGTCTGGCGGATTCGTAGCCCCCCAGACTTTTTTCATCTGGTTACCCTCGTCGTCGACACATCCCTGTACGGGATTACCCTTATCGTCAACCCCCCACTGAGTGCGGTGCGGCACCATCATCCCATTAGGGTATCTACCTAGTCGTCCAGTCAGCGCGTCGAACACGTCCGAGTTGATCTCCCGCACCTCGTCCACCATGGCAAAGGACAATTGCAGCGACAGGAGCCGCCGCACGTCGTTGGCATCATCCAGCCCCCGAAACAACACGTCACACTCCACGTCGTCAAAGCGCAAAGTAAAGCGGAGTTCCGTGCGGTGGTAAATACCAGCCTGTCCCTCTGGGAAAAGCGCCAAGAAGTCTTTGATGGTCGAGTCCAGCAGCATCTGCCGCGTGTTCCGCACAACTGCACACCGAGACCTGCGAATACCATCTGCGCATTGTGCGACCTTGCGAGCTTCGATCGGTATTTTCATGAGGGACGCAGTTGTCTTGGTGGAGCCCACCGGCCCTACGATGAAACTCTGAAATTTGTCGCTGAGAATATATGGCGTTACGCTAAGCACCGGAGTGTAGTTAACGCTCATAGGTAGTCATCCCCTGCATACTCGTATTCGTCACCCTCTGTCAACAATATCGGCTCTTTTTGCACGACATCTGTAATTTCAAGGGTAGTTTGGGGGGTCTCTGCCTCCAAAACCAGTGTTTTTGATGCCGAATTGGGGGTGCTCGGCAGGTTAATAGTGATCGAAAAACCCGGCCCAGCAGTGGAAATTCCGTTGTTTTTTGGCTTCAGATCAGCCCAATCGACCAGATTTTCGATCATTTTGGCCCTTGTAGCGGCTGGAACGTCGGGGTCTTTAGCCATGTGATACGCAGTGGGGAGTAAATCCTCTGCCAATACCCTGCTTTTCGCGGCAAAAGAGAACCCGTTCTCCTTTAGCTCGGTCGTGTACGCGTCCAAGTAGCGTACGTACTGGGGATTTGCTGCTATTTGATCGTATTCTGGTTGCGTGAGTCCCTCTCCTGCAACAACACTGTAGATTGGCAGCTTGGCCCCTACATTGTTTCGCGCTATGGATAAAGCAAGTTCACGCAGCAGCTGATCTGAATTGATTGAGCTATGCATTTGCCGAATGTACCACAGGAAAAAAATTTTGGGAATGCTTTTATGGGGGCGGGAAATAAAGAAGTCCAGCTACGCCTATACTTGACCAGCACTCCTGTAAGGGTACAATCAAATTTAATTTATTCTTGGAGCCACTATGGCAACAGG